CAATAAATTACAAGTACTATCTGTATAATTTAAATTCACAATGGTATCTTCCATTACAGTATTATCATTAATTTTTAATGATAAAAATAATTGGTAATATAATACAGGTATTTTTCTTTGGTCATCATATAATTTGATTAAAAAATTTACGGATTCCTCTATATTATCAAACTCTTTCTTTTTTATATTGTCATAGATACCTTTTTTTATCATTTCATCATAATGTAATTGATTCTGTGTAAATTCTATTGTATAAGTTAGTTTAAAATTTATTCCTTCTTTTTTTAGTAACTCAATATTATATAATTGTAAATTTGACATAAGACATTGCTCCTTTTTTATTTTTATTTATTATGGAGAGAAAGAGAGAAATAATCTCTCTCACTCATAACACTCTATAATACTATGTGCTTTTTTAATTTCCAATGCAATTCTTTTTGCTTGAGTCAATTGCTTGTCTGATAAAGGTTTATTCATTTTTAATTGTTTTGAAAAACTATGGATATAAGCATGTCCTTTATATAAATTATAAATTACATTAATATCATCTGGAATAATTATTTCTTTTAAATCTTTAATCAATTCACTTTCATTCGAATAAATATCTAGCCATTTAATACTTGTTGTATTTCTTTGATATTTCGATTCTACCTTCATTATTTTTTGAAATGCTAATCTTTTATTTAATATCATATTTAACAACTCCCTTTGTTTTATTATTTATTTCTTAACCCCAAATTAAGTATACCATATAATTATTTACATTGTCAATGACAAAAATAAAATAATTTAAAAAAAAAAATAGAGATTATTCATAATCTCTATTTTTTATATATTATAGCATCTTTTTAGCTTCATTTAATAATTTATCTTTTGTATTATCTAACGGATATTCTATTACACATTCCACTAAATAATCCAATACTGTTTTTATCATGTATCCTTCTTTAAATCCTAAATTAATTAAATCTTTTCCATTAACTACTAAATCTTTAATTGTATAAGGTTCTTTTTTAGCTTGTATTTTATTTATTGTACAAAATATTTCCATCAAACTATTATCTTGTATACGATTAGCTTTATTATAAGCCATTCTAAGTGTTATTATGTCTGTTAATGTGTTTATACCTATATCTTTCATTAAACGCTTTAAAAACGCTTTATTAAGCTTTGAAGATTTATTATAAAAGTCAATATTGTAATATTTTATGATATCAGTAGTTTCTTTTATGGTTTTATTATCAAATTTTAATCTTCTCATTATACTTTCAATTATTATATGTTTTTCTATATCTGTATTAGATGATAAATCCATATCTAAAAAATCAATCATATTATAGAATAAATAAGCTAACCGTTGTGGTAAAGTTTGTAATTCAGTAATAGTTTTTAATGTAATTATTTTTTTAGTATTAAGTATATTTATCTCAGAAATAAATTGCTCTAATACTCTTGAATAAAATAATTCTAAAATTTTTGGATTATTACTCATAATTATTTTAGTAAATTCACTATTTATTCTTTCTACACTGATATTTTTTAATAAATCAGCATTGTCATATATAGCATGATATGTACTACGTTTAACTTTAAATCCTAAAACACTACTAAACCTAATAGCCCTTAACATCCTTAAAGCATCTTCATTAAATCTATCGTGAGCATTTCCAACTGTTTGTATTTTCTTTTGTTTAAGATGTTTAATACCTTTATGAGCGTCTATAATCCCTTCTGAACTGTTCCAAGCTAAAGCATTAATAGTTAAATCCCTTCTTTTTAAATCTTCATATATAGAATTTGTAAATGTAACTACATCTGGTCTTCTATTATCTGTATACTCACCATCTACTCTAAAAGTGGTAATCTCATATCCAATATCATTTATTACAATTGTAATTGTGCCATGTTGAATACCTGTTTCAATAATTTGGTAATCTTTAAATATGTTTTGTACTTGTCCTACAGTAGCACATGTAGTAATATCCCAATCTTTAACGTTTCTTTTTAATAATATATCTCTTACACATCCACCTACAATGTAAGCTTTATGATTTTCTTGAGATAAAGTACTCAGTATAATAGATACATCTGATGGTATATTATTAGATATTAATTCATTATATTTTTTATACTTTATTTTGTTTATTTTATTAATTGTATTTCTTATTGTACTTCTTATTTTATCTTTTATCATTTTATCAATCTCCTTTTATTTTAGGTTTTTCAGTCAGTATCTTTTTATATTGATACTGACTGAAAATATTTAATTAATAAATCATTGACTATATTTTAAGTATAAATTAAACTCATTAAGAAGTCAATATTTTTTTATTGATTTTTATTATTTTTTATTATTTGTAATAATAAATCCAGTTATTCCAAATAAAACACCTAATGTATATATCAAATATGTACTTTCAAAATACATAGCTATTGCATTTCCTATAGAATGCAATATTACTAAAATAGTTAATTTAGACATTTTTATTTACTCCTTTTAATTTATTTTATTAAATCTTTTTGGTGATTTTTTATTAATTCATTTAAAAATTTAATATGATTTTCTATTAATTTATTATATCCTTCTAATGCTTCTGAATAAGTATCTGCATAATGTCTTGACCACGAATTAACTTTTTTACTTTTTATAATTTCATGTTTTTTATTTATTTCATAGAAATATTTTAAATTACCATGTTGACTTTGAACAACTATTCCTAATATAGGTTCTTTTTTATAATACATACCTTTTTCCGTGTTGTTTGTTTCATAAGCAAATCCATAAATAATTTTATTTATTGGAACTGTAAATTTATCATATATCATTTTTATTTTTCTCCTTTTATAATATTTGTAGTAAATATATTACATATTATTCCTATCAAAAAAAATATTGTAATAAAGCTTAAAATAACTATAATACCTTTCAATTGATTACTTTGTGTGTGTTGAGTAACTTGATATAGTAATTCTTGCATTATGTATCACTCCTTATTTATTATTCACATTGCTATATTTATTTTTTATGTCAGTGTTATCTTTAAAAATAATTAAATTTTTTCAATTATCTGTGTTCTATTTAATCTTTCAACATTATTACTAATCATTAAATCGTTTACAAAATGAGATATAATAAGTTTTTTACCTTTAGGTTTATAAAATTTAGCTATTTTGTAGGAATCATTATCATTAGTATTATAATTAAAAATCTCAATCCTATATTTTCCTGAATCAATATTTTTACACATTATCCATCCAAAAACCTCTACTAAAAATTTATCTCCAACTTTAATATCCATATAATATCACTCCTTATTTATTATTTATTTATTAAAATTATTTTACTAAAGTATATTTAAATCCTGTATAAGTTCCATCTGAAAACCATTTTTTTACAGATATAAATCCATTTTCAAGAATTATTAAATTTTCTTTTTTAGGTATATCCCCATGTGTTTCACTTGTTTCACCATAAAAAATATAGTCTTTACTTCTTACTCTCAATATTCCTTTTTCATTTTGTTTAAGTTTGCTTTTCATCCAGAAATTTGAAAATCCTTTAACACTATAAGATGTTTCATTTTCCTCAAAATCAGCTATTGTTTTACCATTTGCTTCAAGTGAATCTATAATAGATTGTTTAAGAGCTTCATTATCTAAATTAGTCATAATATTTATTGGTGTTTTAATTACCTCTCTACCATGCATTGTTTTAAATAGTTCAGTTTTAGTCATTGTATTTTTAATCATTTTATCAATCTCCTCTTTATATCTTATAATATTTCCCAAGTTGTGTTATTAATAAACATATAGGATTATTTTTAATTAATAATCCTATATATTTATTATGTATTTATTATTTATTATTTCACTGTCCAAGCAGTAGTGGTACTGATATTGGTATATTGTTCTACTAAAGTTGCATCCAATAATTTTACTTTTACTAATGCATCTATTCTTTTCTTATCAGGAGAAACTGCTTTTTCTAATATTTTCAATTGTTTAAGAATAGGAATAATATCATCCGAAATGATTTTAGTATTCCTTTCTTGTAACTTTAAAGTTTTATCTTCAAACATAAATCCATCCATATTTAATTCTTTAAATTGGTCTTTTAATTCATCCATTTCTTTTTTTAAATTTAATTCTTGAGCCTTTAATTGCAAATATTTTTTAAATACCTCTTCTTTTTTTGTCTGTAAATTATTAACTTTTGCCATAATTAACACTCTCCTTTAGATTATTATATTTAATTTGTTTTAACTATATATTAAGTATAATATATAATGTTTACGATGTCAATAATATTTTTAAATATTTTTTATTACTTTACAAAAATCATTTATTCCATCCCTTAGTAATTTATCAATTAATAAATCTAATATATGGGAAGTTTCTTCATGCAATACCATAGTTTTTTTATTCTTATTATAAAATGTTATAAATGCATTTTTATCAAATATTCCTTTTGAATAAGTTAAAGATGCACTATACATATCTATAACCATTTCTATCACATCTTCATAAGGTATTTTAATAGGTACAATTTCTCCATTATAAAAATCTGTCCAAAATTCCCAATGATGTTTATTTTTACCTTTATGCAATAACCATGGCATAAAATATCCATATTTAGCTTTAGCTGTTGCTACAGGACTTGTTCCTTTAGTGTAATTATTTGCATATCCTATAAATTCATTATAAGATAATTTAGATAAGTCGTGCGTAATACCTCTATAATATAATCCACATTTAAAACAATATTTACAAACATAGTATTTATGTTTTAAAATGTTTTTTAAATGGTTATAGTAATTATTAATTAACATATTTACTCCTTATTATTTTTTAATTTTTTATTATTTTCAATATCCTGTTCGTCAATACCATGTATTTTACGTCTTTTTAATTTTACTTTAGCATCTTGTAAAACTATTAATTCTTCGTCTATAAATATTTCATCACCGAGAGATATTGATTTTTTTTGTATAATCTCTTTAGGTAATTGGAAAGCAAAACTCATTTTTTCTGCGAATTCATCAGGAATTTTTGATAAGCCCTGAATCCATGAATTTAGTCTTTGTCGTGATACATTTAATTGGTTAGCTAATTCCACAGGTTTAGTTCCTGTGGAATTAATTATATATTCTAGTGCTGTTATTTTTTGCATATTAATCTACCTTTCATTTATATTATTATATTATTTCCAAAATTTCAATGTTTGAACTGTATCATGTACAGCTTGCATATGTCTACAATTTTTACCTCTGTAGAAGTGGTCAGGGCAAGTACAAGATGTTTTAGTCACGATGTATTTTTGTTTACTAGCTGATTTAACCTCACAGTAAGTAGCATGAAATCTCAATTTCATCTGTTCAGTCGTTTTTCTTGTCACTGAATCAACCTCTTTTAAATTTACTACCATTTTTGAATTTTTCATAAAATATCTCCTCCAATAATTTATATTTTTATTATGTTTTTCATCACCTTACTTTTTAAGTTTAACATTATTTTTTTACTTTGTCAACAAAAATATTCAAAATATTTTTAAAGTAGGTGATGAAATTTAGGTTTTATGTATGTACACTTATTTTTACAATCTTTTTAACTGTTTTTATATATACTCGCCCAATATGATACTTTTGGGACATATGCTCTTGTTTCTTTATTATTTGGTATTTTATTTCCTGCTCTTCGTACTGCTCCATCACCTGCATTATAAGCTGCTAGAGCTAAATCATAATTATTATTAAATTCATTCAAACAATATTTGAAATACTTTGTTCCACCCATAATATTTTGTTCTATATCAAAGGCATTAGTTACTCCCATACCTCTTGCTGTAGATGGCATTAACTGCATTAAACCTTGTGCTCCTGCATGAGATACAACATTTGGATTAAAATTACTCTCAACTTTTATAATCCCTCTAATATAATGTTGTGGTACTCCATGTGTTGCTGATGCTTTTTGAATAACATTATTTATAACATTATTTACAATATGGTCAACTGTTACATTTACTTTTCCTGTTTTTAAATCATTGACATATTGTTCTAGTAAAACTCTATCAGCTTCTAATCCTTCAAAATTTTGTAATGATATAGTTAATTCATTTATTTTATTTTCAATTTGTTTTTGATACTTTAACAACTCTTCCATTTCTTCTTTTGTATATGATAATTTCTGCCAATCATCAATAGAACTATATTCACTATATCCGTCTCCATATGGTAGTTTATATTTCTCAGGCAACATTGATGTTATAACTATATTTCCTATACCACCAATAATTACTAATAAAAATAAAAATATAAATCCTTTATTCATTAGGAACACCTCCATTAATAGTGCTTAAATCCCCTGTATTGTTAATGTCAAATTGAGTATTTTCATCTTTTAACACTTTTAGAGTTTCAATAGCTACTAAATTTTTACCTATATCATTTTTTGTAAATTGATATTCATAATCTTCACCATTTAGTGTGAAATAAAACATATATCCACTTGGTGTTTCCATTAAGAATTCATTTTCTAATGGAACAGGCACAAAAAAATGTATGTCTTTCTTTGATACTTTTACTTCTACAATACCATTTCTAAAAGTAGTGCCTAGATGATATGGTGTTTTTGTTACATCTGAATATCCACCATCCTTAATAGTTCTAATTACTACTGTCCCTAACATCAAAATTATCACTACTATAATACCAAACTTGACTAATCCATTTTGCATTTTAAATCCTCCTTTAAAATTTTTATTTATATTTTATTTGAATACTATTTTAGTATAACATTAATGTATTTACACTGTCAACACATTTTTTAAATTCATAATATTTATAATGTTTATAATAAATTATATTGTTTCAATGTTTGTTCTATATCAAAAAAATATTTTTGTTGTAAATTAATCCAAAAACTTTTAGGGATATTAAATACTTTGGTTAATTTTCCACAAGTTTCTATTGTCCATATACCACCTTTCATTAACTCTTGAGCATCACATATTGTGATATTCATTTTTTTTGCTAATGTGTATTTATCCATTTTATAATATTCCATAATTTCTTTCAATGTTTCACATGGCTGACACAATAAATCATTTAATGATGTTGCAAAAAAGTCTTTAATGATATACTGTTCAGGACACATATTAAAGTCAATTTTAGTATACTTATTATCCATAATTATCAATCTCCTTATTAGTTGTTATTTTTATTTTGAATATTTCATTTAGGCACATTATTAGTATAACATTAACTATTTTACATTGTCAATAGAAAATATAAAAATATAAATAAATCTTATAATTAAACATATTATCTTAATTGCTTCCTTTATATATAAATTTTATATTTTTATAAGATGAATAATTTATAATTAATTTTTTAAAAAATATTGACACTGTAAAAATATAGTGGTATTATTGATTTGTGGTTAAAAAATATAAGGAGATGATTTTATGATTAAAACAAGGTCAGATATTGAAAAGCTATGCAGGGAATATTTAAAAGAATATTGGAATATAGTAGCTCTAAAATGTGATGTATTAATAAATAATAGATTAACTAGTACATATGGAAGATTTGTGAGTATGGGAAATGAACCATTAAAAATTGAAATATCAGGTAGGTTATTAAATAATTTTAAACAAGAAACAATAAAAAGTATTATTAAGCATGAAGTATGTCATTATGCTTTATTCATACTAAAGAATCCAAATAAGGATGGACATAGTTATTTCGAAAATGAATTAAAAAGAATAGGAGCATGCAGTACAAGAACTATAACTCCAGCAGGTTATTTACATGAATTTAAATGTACAAAATGTAATAAAATTGTTGGAGCTTTAAAAGATACGAAAGCTAGAAACACCATTAAAAATATACATCTATGTACATCAAAATGTTGCCATAAACCTATTGAGTATATTGGGAAAATATATATTGAAGATACATATTCAGGATAAATAAAATACATCATGATTTTTATAATTATACTTTTGATAACTATTTTTATAAAAATCATGATGTAAAATAATTTTTAAAAAATAGAAAAGAGGTATTAATTATGTATAATACAGCCGACCTAAAAATCTTGACGAGGTTTTTTAATTACGAAACCAAACAACAACAACAAAATATTTATAATAGCAATGATTTTGATAATAATGGGATGAATTATAAAAACTTTTTTAAATTGAATTATAATATCTGTGATATAATTACAAATGTCGATATAGAAGGATTATATTTATATTTAACTATTCTATGTCATCCACACACTCAAAATAAAATATTTTTAAACTGTACTATTAAAGAGTTATGTGATAAAACAAGTTTTAAAGATATTAGAACAATTAAGAAGTATTTAATTAAATTGATAAATAAAAACGTTTTATATATAGATATAGGAAGTCAAAATAATATATTAGATATAAAACAGAATGACGAATTAAACATAATAATCTTATATAATAATCAAATTATAATTAATAATCTATTATCAAATGAAAGAATTAAAAACATAAATAATATGATTATTGATAGTGATATAGAAAATGAAACTTTATCAGATATAATGATAGGGTATAAGCCTATCCCAATTGAATATTTTAATAGATGTTTGATTCATTTGACAGCTTTACAATGTTGTATTACAATATATTTAATTGATAGATTTAAATTATTTGATTGTTATAATTATCCAAGTAATGATAATCCTGATAATATAATTTATAAATATATGGATTGTGAATATGCTTTTCCATCTTTAGAAAATATTGCTAATGTTTTAAAATCAGACAGAGGAACTATAAAAAGAAATATTGATATATTAGCCGATAAAGGTATTTTATCTTATACTATATCAACTGATAAGCCTTTTTGGAGTATGACAAAACAAGGGTATAAACTTAAAAATCCTAATTATAGATATAGGGTTAAACTATTACAAAGAATAGAATATAATTATTATTTAATATATTCTTTTGATAGGTTTGATAAAAGAACTCAACAAGAAAAGGATTATGTTAGGAATAATATTATATCTTTACTTACATCAAAAGAGTATAAACGTGTTAAAAGTATTGATTGGATAATTACTAAATATCAAAAAAACTATTTAAATTATTTTGAAAAAGATTTAATTAATGGTATAGATTTTTATTCCACTAAAAAAGATGTTTGTTTGTTTGAAAATTTTAATAATAAAAGTTTTTGTTCTAATGATGATTGAATTTTATTTTGATTCTAATTTTGATTTTCATTTTGATTTTCATTTTGATTTTTGTTTTAGTATTTATTTTTGTTTTAATTTTGTTCATTGAAAATTTTATCGGTTACCGTGAGGTAAAAATGTAAATATGTTTATATATCAAAAAATAAAGTAACTATACTATATATCTATATAGTAACTATTATATATATATACGGCTACTTACGTGCAAAAAATTTGCATGAAACTCTCTCCATAAAAAATTCTCATGCAAATTTTTTGCATGAAACTCTCATCCGTATAAAAATTACGTGCAAAAAATTTGCATGAAAGTAGCACCATTGTATTTAGTGCGTTTGAATGTCGTTGTTTTTATATTTAAATGTATAATAAAAAATTTTTAAAAGTACTTGACAAATATAAAGTATGATGGTAGACTAGTATTAAGTTAAGTGTTTTAGTGGTTTTATAAAATAAAAATTAGTTTAAATAGTATAGTAATATTTTTCTGTATAAATATTAATTATTTTTTCATAGATAACCTCCTTTCATATATAGTAATAAGCTAAAACACTTAACTAATAACATTAATAGAAAATAAAAATAAATTTTTTAAAAAGTACTTGACAGATATTAAATAACATGATAAGATAGTAATACAGTAAGAGATTATATATTGCAGAATAGAGAAGTGGTCATCTCGTCAGACTCATAATCTGAAAATCGCAAGTTCAAATCTTGCTTCTGCTTCCAAATTTAGGTGTAGTGTAAAATAGTACTTCTTCAATGTTAATGACGGGGTTGTGAGTTCGAGTCTCACTAATACATCATATGATGTGTTATAGCTCAAATGGTAGAGTACGATAAAAGACTATTTGATTTTCTCACCTATAATATGGCTCATTCGTCTAATGGTAAGGACATGTGGTTTTCAACCACAAAATATCAGTTCAATTCTGGTATGAGCTACCATAGTATTTAGAAGTGTATATTGGAATTTCTTCAAATGGGTTGATAAGATATTGGTTCGAGTCCAATCATCTGCAACATGCAGATGTAGTTTAATGGTAAAACGTAAAAAATTTCTAATAGTTGTTCTCTGAATATTACTTATAGGGATGTAGTTTAATGGTAAAACAATGGTCTCCAAAACCATTGTCGAGAGTTCAATTCTTTCCATCCCTGCCATAATCCGAAGGTGTAGCATTAGGGTTACTTCATTTTACGAAAAAACACTCTATGCATTTTTTCTCGGATTAACAAATTGTTTTATGAAATAGTAAGAAAAGCAGAAAAGGTAAGATATTAGGTAGTGTAGATATTGGTTACTTCAAATTATAAGAATTTTAAAATTTCGTATTTTAAAAAAACAAAACTTAGATGGGGTGCTTTAATCTAAGTCCTGTGTTTTGACAGGTTAAATAAGCACAAAATATAACATATGAACCAATATCGAATTTCTCCTAATAAAATTTTATCAATCAATAAATAAAAGAAGGTGAAGTAATGTATACTTGTAATATTTGTGGTTGTTTTGAAAATGAGACACATAAGATGACAAATAGCAAAAAATGGAATATGATATTATGTGGTAAACATTATCAACAACTAAAAAGACATAATAAAATTATTGATGAATCAAAACAAGAAAGAAATAGAAATGATGTAAATGAAATAATCATATATGATAATTATGCTGAAATTATTTTATATAATATTCAAGGGAATCCTATTAATAAAGCTATAATTGATTTAAATGATGTTGAAAGATGTAGTATGTATAAATGGTGTATAGAAAGCAAAAATAATTATGTATGTACAACTATAGATAGTAAACATGTTAAATTGCACAGATTTATAATGAATGTTGTTGATGATAATAATAATATTGTAGTAGACCATATTGATAGAAATCCATTAAATAACATTAAATATAATTTAAGATGTTGTACTAGTCAAGAAAATGCAAGAAATAAAAATATTGTATCAACAAATAAAAGTGGAGTAATGGGTGTAAGATGGGATGATAAAAGACAAAAATGGTATGCCTATATTAGAATAAATAATAAGAATATATTTCTAGGCAGATATGAAGTTTTTCAATATGCTGTAAATGCTAGAAAAGAAGCAGAAGAAAAATATTTTGGAGAATTTAAACCAGTTATTAAATAATAAAATTAAAATTATTTTTATAAAGAATTATACTTATAATATATGCGTAAATGGATTTAATTCTTTTACAAAATATATTCCAATAATGGAAGATGGTCTAATTGGTTATGACATCTGACTTTGACTCAGATAATCGAGGTTCGAATCCTTGTCTTCCAGCCATTATACTTGCAGTGTAAAATAAAGTTACTTCTTTCTTTTGGTGAAAATAAATACTTTATTTGATTTTCTCAAGTAAAATTATTTAGGATTAAATTGCCGTTTAATTCTATTAAATTAAACCTTACAATTTTTATTGAAGTAAGTATATTTATTATTTAGAAGTGTATATATTTGTTACTTCTTTCCGATATAAGATACTCTCAGACGAGGGTTTACATACAAATATAGATTTTCTCTAAATAATAAAATATATTTATGATAAAGAGATTAATTATTAATAACAATTTGTTTTAGAAGTGTAAATATTTGTTACTTCTTACATAATAGTCACGTTTCTAGCGTGATAAAATAAAAATACAAATATTGATTTTCTCTAAAACAAAAAAATATCTACTCATATTTCAATTGGTAGAATTCGTCATTTGGGGTGATGAGGTTTCAGGTTCGAGTCCTGATGAGTAGACCATTATTAAAAAGTGTAGATATCAGTTACTCCATTCCAAGGTGTAGATATTAGGTTCGAGTCCTATTATTCATAATTTATGAATTCGTCTAATGGCAGGATAACAAAAAATACTGATGTCGTTTTTCTTTTAATAAATATGAGTAATTAACCAAGTGGTATGGTGGTGGACTGCAACTCCACATTCATAGGTTCAATTCCTATATTACTCTCCATTAGTAATAAAAGTAAATGATATTTTAACTATGTGAATATAACTTAATTGGTCAAAGTTAACGATTCAAGTTGTTAGATAGAGGTTCGAGTCCTCTTATTCACAAATATGGGTAGGTGTCCGAGTGGTTAAAGGAGATGGACTGTAAATCCATTGCAATTGCTACGATAGTTCAAATCTATCTCTACCCACCATCTTTCTAAATACCAATCACTTTACACTACTCAATATTATAAAATGATTGAAGAATCCTTTGCTCGATGTAGGTATTATTAAGAGCTAGGGGCGATTCTAGCGTTTGCATAGGGCAAGACCTTTACTGTCCAATACTAGAAATAGTTTTATAAAGGTGACGATGGGAGAGACCATAATCACGGTGGGGTGGCAGAGTATGGCTTATAGCACCAGTCTTGAAAACTGGAGGGGGCTTTCGCCCTCCGTAGGTTCAAATCCTACTCTCACCGCCAATTATTAATATTAAATATTATTTTTATTTAAGTATTGACAACTATAAAGTTATATAATAATATTATATTGAGATTACAATCAGATAGACAATATTTATAGGAAGTTACTCAAGTATGGCTAAAGAGGATGCTTTGCTAAAGCATTAGGTCATTTTTATGATGCAAGGGTTCGAATCCCTTACTTCCTGCCATAGAAATAAAAATAAATAATAAACAGGAGGTTTTCCCCTATGTCAAAGTTTAATAAAAATGCAAGTGATAATTCAATTACTGAAAACAAATCAGGTGTTAAAGCTTTTACAATGTCTGATAAAGAAAAATTAGTTACACAAGTTCTTACATCATTATTTAATGAATCAAAGTTTTATGGTGATAATTCAAATGAAATAGTTGAAAATATTCGTAATGTATTAAATAAAGAACCAGAATTCATTGCTAATTTAGCATTGTTTGCAAGAAAAGAAATGCATTTACGTAGTATATCTCACGTTTTAGTTGGAGAGTTAGCTAATCATGTTAATGGAAAACCTTTTACAAGAAAAACTATTAACAATGTAATTGAAAGAGTAGATGATATGACAGAAATACTATCATATATAATTAATACTTATGGTAAACCAATCCCAAACTCTGTTAAAAAGGGATTAGCTGATAGATTACTTACATTTAATGAGTATCAATTACAAAAATATAATAGCCAAAGTAAAGATATAAAACTTAAAGATTTAGTTTGTTTAACACATCCTAAAGCAAAAACAGAAGTTCAAAATGATATGTTTAAAAGATTATTAGAAGATAAATTAGAAACACCTTATACTTGGGAAACAGAATTATCTGCAAAAGGTAATACAAAAGAAGTATGGGAAGGATTAATAGCAAGTAAAAAAGTTGGATATATGGCAATGCTTAGAAATTTAAGAAACATCATAAAAGCAAATCCTAATAATATTGATATGGTTTACGATTTTTTATCAAATAGAGATGCTGTTCTTAACAATAAGCAGTTACCTTTCAGATATTTTTCAGCATATAAAACATTGCAACAAGAAAATCTAGGTTCATCTAAGGTTTATAATATTTTAGAAGAAGCTATAAAATTAAGTACTCAAAACGTACAAACACTTAAAGGTAAAACTTTAATTGCTTGTGATGTATCAGGCTCTATGTCGAGTGCAATAAGTAATAAGAGTACAATTAAATGTTCAGAAATAGCAACACTATTAATGTCTATGGGTAATTATGTTTGTGAAGATACAATATTAGTTACTTTTGATACAAATATTAGAAACGTTACTATGCCAAGCACAAATGGAATTATATCAAATGCTGAAAGAATGAGAATTGATGGTGGAGGAACAGATATAACATTACCATTCAGATATTTAATTAATAATAATATACAGGTAGATAGAATTATTGTATTATCTGATAATGAAATTAATTCAGGATGGGATATGGATAGAGTATCATCATGGTATAATAATAATAAAGTACCTTGTCAAAAAATTGCAAATGAATATAGAAATAAAATAAATAATAATGTTTGGATTCATGCTGTTGATTTAATGGGATATGGAACACAACAATTTAAAGGACATCATACAAATATAATAGCAGGATGGTCAGAAAAGATTTTTGATTTTATTCATTTAGCAGAAAATGGAACTGATACATTAGTTAAGAAAATAGAAAATTACTATTTTTAAATATTGCCTATAATATGTTTTTAATATAAAAAATAAGTTAAATTAATTATAAAAATTAGTTTAACTTATTTTTATTTTTTCTATTGACAGAGTAAAACTTATATGTTAATATTAAATAGAAATATAAAATATAAACCAAATTTAAAGGAGGAATTGTTATGAAGATATTGAATTTTTTAAAAAGTGAAAATGATTTAAAGCTTGAAAGTTTAATGGATGAAATGAACGAATTGAGTCTTTTACTACGTGATACTAGCAGACAATATAATATACAATATAATTGTATGTTAGAAACACAGGACAAAGTTTCAATATTACAAACTGAAACTTTAAAAGAGGAAATTAATAGAATTATAATCAACGCAAGATTTTTAGAAGGTGAAATATTACAATTAGAAAAAATTATATTTTTAGATGAAGAAGAAAAAGATGGATTCATTATTAAAAATTATAATAAACTGCAAAATAAAATAGAAAAAATAAAAAAAGACCATGAAAAAAAAGCAGATAAAAAATCGAAACATAATATTAAAAATATATGGGGAGATGAATATGGGAAATAATTATTCAAAAAAGATACAAAAAACAATTTATACAAGTAATGATTATGATTTTTTAAAAGATAAATTTAAAGATAATTTAATGATACTTACATTAGGTGGTTCATATGCTTATGGATTAAATAATGAAAATAGTGATATTGATATTAGAGGAGTTGCACATAATAGTTATTATGATTTACTGACTATGAATAATACAGATAAGCCATTTGTAGAAACTAAAACAGATACTACTATTTATTATTTTAAACAAATTATTAATCTTTTATTGAATTGCAATCCCAATGTACTAGAAATATTTGGAACTAGAGAAGAAGATATTTTTGTATTAAGTAATGAAGGTAAAATATTAAGAGATAATATCAATTTATTTTTATCTCAAAGAGCAATACATTCCTTTTGTGGATATGCTACAGCTCAATTAAGAAGATTACAAAATGCTTTAGCACGTGACTCATATCCTCAAAAAGAAAAAGAGAAACACATATTAGACAGTATAAATCATCAAAGAGAACATATAGAACGTAATTATCATTGCTTTGATGGGAAAGATATTAACTTATTTCTTGATAAATCAAACAAAACAGATTTTGATGAAGAAATATTTTTAAATTTAAATCTTAAACATTATCCATTAAGAGATTTATTATCTATATTATCTGAATGGAAAAATGTTATTAAAGATTATGATTCTCTTAATCATAGAAACAATAAGAAAGATGATATCCATTTAAATAAGCATGTAATGCATATTATAAGACTTATGAGAATGGGGAAAGAAATATTAGAAGGTAAAGGAGTTATTACAAATAGAGCACATGAACATGAGTTTATGATGGCATTAAGGAATGGAGATTATGTAATTAATAAAGATAATAATAAAGATTATTCAGAAATTTTTAATATGATTGATAAAGCAGAAAAAGATTTAAAATTTTCTATTAAACATACTGAATTACCATTAAAACCAGATGAAAATAAAATAAATGAATTAGTAATTGAAATAAATAAAAATATATTAAAGAAAGCAGGTATTGTATAATGTATTGTGGATATATTGTAAGAATAAAAGAGTTAAGAAAACATTCTAATGCAGATAGATTACAAGTAGCAACAGTATTTGGAAATGATACTATAGTTGGATTAGATGTAAAAATTGGAGATATGATGGTATATTTCCCAACAGATGGAAGATTAAATATGGGTTTTTGTGAGGCAAATAATTTGTTGCGTAAGAAAGATGAACAAGGGAATGAAATTGGTGGATATTTAGACCCAAACAAAAGACATGTTTCATCAGTAAAATTAAGAGGTGAAAAATCAGATGGCTTATTGTTAAATGTCAATAGTTTACATAGTTTTACCGATGTTGGTACTTTAAAAGAAGGTGACACAATTTCAATCCTAAATGGGGTAGAAATTTGTAATAAGTATATTCCTCAAACAAATCATATAAATGGTTCAAAAAATACAGGAATGAAAGTAAGTAATTCTAAGAAAATAAGTTTAAAAAATAAATTTCCTTATTTTTCAGAACACAGAGACACTGAACAATTAGCTTATAATATGGCTAAATTTAAAGAAGGTGATATTTGTACTATATCTCTAAAAATGCATGGAACAAGTTTAAGAGAAAGTAGAGCATTTAAAATTACTCAATCTAAATGGAATAGTAAATTACCTAGATTCATTTTAAATTTGCTTTATATTTTAGGTGTAAAATTTAAATCTACACAAGAATGGGATTATGTTTCAGGTTCAAGAAGAGTCATATTGAATACATTTGATGGTGGATTTTATGGGACAAATAAATTCAGAGAACAATGGCATAATTTTTTCCTAGGTAAATTACATAAAGGAGAGACAGTTTATGGAGAAATTGTAGGATATACAGAAAGTAATCAATTAATTATGCCTGAATGCAATAATAGTAAAACAAAAGATAAAGAATTTATTAAACAATATGGTGAAACTACTAGGTTTACATATAGATGTAATGTTGGAGAAAATAAGGTATTTGTATATAGAATGACTATGACAAATGAAGATGGAATTGTAGTAGAATATCCTACAGAATTAACACAAATGAGATGTGAACAAATGGGAATTGAACATGTTCCTGTATTTGAAAAATTTATATATACTACTCAAGAAGATTTAATGCAAAGAGTAAATAAATATACTGATGGAGTAGACCCAATTGGTAAATCTCATATCAGAGAAGGTATTGTGGTAAGAATTGAAAACAGAGAAAAATTTACTGCATTAAAAAATAAAAACTTTACATTTAAGGTTTTAGAAGGTATAATTAAATCCGATGATGTATTAGATATTGAAGAAGCACAAAGCGTTCAAGATGAATAATATAATAATATTAAAATAAAATAATTGGAGGTTGTGCATTATGTCAAAAAATAGCTTAATTACAGATGAATTAGAGTTAGATTTAGATGTTGAGTTAGAAAATGAAAACGATTTTGAAGAGGATTCTGATTCTGAAACATCTACAAAAAAAATAAGAAAAGAAAAACGTGAACCATTAGATAATAGTGAACAGATTACTATAATTAATAATTTTATTAGGTTTGTAACTAAAAGCGATGGTTGTAGGTCACTGCAAAAATTAGTTAAATATACAGATGGAACAGAGGAATGGATACATAATGGATGGTTTGGTTATAAAGATGATGGTTCTATGTTTCGAGTTGTAATTCAACTAATTAGAGATATGAAGTTGAAAGAAAAAGAAGTTAGTGATTTAAAATATTATATTAAATGCTTTAAAGATGCTAAAAAAGAAGTACAAGAATATTTTAATGTTGAATTTAATAAAGTTAATTAATGATAAAGAGTTCTGTAATCAATTTTCACAGAACTCTTGACATTGTAAATAATATATGATATTATATATTTACGACATAAAAATAAAAAAGAAAGAAGATGATGTTATGAGTAAATTAAATTTAAGACCAAAATTATTTTTTATGATAGGATTACCTGCTAGTGGAAAATCTTATCATTCACAAGAGATAGCAAAGACACATAATGCTATCATAGTTTCATCAGACTCAATTAGAGAAGAAGTATTAGGAGATATAAATGACCAAAGTAATCAATGGTATGTATTTCAAATTGTTCATGATAGAATTAAATCAAACTTATTAAATGGAAATAATGTAGTATATGATGCTACAAACATATCAAGTAAAAGGAGAATGGAATTCCTAAGACAGATTAATAATATTGACTGTGAAAAAATTGCTGTTTTAATTCTTACTCCATATGACAAATGTTTAGAACAAAATAAAAATAGAGATAGAAATGTTCCTGTAGATGTTATTAAAAGAATGTATTTAAATTTTGATGTGCCTTATTATTTTGAAGGTTGGGATAAAATTGATATTAAATATGAAATAAATGATTTAAAAAAATATAGTATTGATAAAATATTTGAAAGACTAGATATTATAAATCAAGATTCTCCTTATCATACATTAACAGTAGGGCAACACTGTCGTAAAGCTAAAGATTATATTATTCAAAAACATGGAGTTAATTATGATGTTGTATTTGCAACATTCCTACATGATATTGGAAAAGAATTTACTAAAACATTTATAAATCATAAAGGAGAAACAACTGATATAGCACATTTTTATAACCATGAAAATGTATCAGCTTATGATGGGATATTAATATTCTTAGAAATGATATCAAAACTAATTCCTGAATATGACTATGAGAATTACCAAAATAATATACTTCAAATTTTACATATTAGTCAATTAATAAAATTTCATATGAGACTACATAATACAAATACAGAAAAATCAAAACAAAAATTAATTAATTTAGTTGGTGAAGATTTTTATAATGAATTAATGATGGTGCATGAAGCTGATAAATACGCTCATTGAAATATTTTAATTTATTTTAATTATATTATTGACAATAAAAAAAATATTAGTTATACTAATAATAGATTAAATGAAAGGGTGATTATATGAAAACAGTTTATCTTGTTAAGGTAGAGGCAGATGCAAATAATAATAAGTATTATAAAATGATTGAATTAGGTTCTACATTTGAAGTCCAATATGGTAGGATAGGAAATACATCATATCAATCAAAAACATATCCAATGGGTAAATGGCATTCTACTTTGAATAGCAAAATAAAAAAGGGATATGTTGACCAGACAAGATTAATAGAAGTACCTATTATAAAAAAGAAAAATGAATATTTATCATTAGATAATCCTAATATTTCAAAAATAGTTGAGAGATTACAAGCAATAGCTAGACAAACCGTAAAAGATAATTATACCATATCATCTGATAAAGTTACACAATTAATGGTTGATGAAGCTCAGACTTTACTTTATAATCTTGGAAATGAAAATGAATGTAACAAATTCAATGAAGTATTGTTGCAATTATTTAAAACTATTCCAAGAAAAATGAAAAAAGTAGTAGATTATTTAGCAGAATCAAAAGATGACTACATATCTATAATAAATCGAGAACAAGATTTACTAGATATTATGGAAGGTCAAGTAAAACAAAATAAAATTGAAGATAACAACAATAATGATGATGATGTTGTTACAAAAAATCAAACAATATTAGAAGCTTTAGGAATAGAATTTGAAGAGTTAAATGATAAAGATATAAAAGCAATAAAATCAAAAATGGGTTCTATGCAAGATAAATTTAAACAAGGATGGAAGATTACAAATAAAAAAACTCAAAATAAATATAATGATTACTTAAAAAGTGAAAACATATTAAAAACAGATTTGTTTTTCCATGGTACTAGGTCAGAAAATGTTTGGAGTATTTTAAATTCTGGTCTTGTATTAAGACCAAATGCAGTAATTACGGGTAAGATGTTTGGCAGCGGGATTTATTTATCTAATGATTTTGATAAATCAAGAGGATACACAAGCGTATCAGGTTCAAGATGGTCACATGGGTCTGAACATACAGGATTTATGTTATTGATGGAGACTGCTTATGGAAAAGCATATGATGTTTATAGTTTTGATAGTAAATATTATAATTTCAATCAAAATATACTGCAAAGTGCATGTAAAGGAGCAAATTGTTTACATGCTCATGGTGGAACTGGAATGTTAAGAAAAGATGAAATTGTTGTATACAAAGAAGAAGCTTGTACTGTAAAATATTTAATAGAAATTATTTAAAAGGAGGATTTATATGTATAAAAAATTAAAAGTTGGAGATAAGGTTCAAGTAAGAGAAGATTTAATTGTAGGTGAATCATATGGTAATGATTCATATATATCAGATATGGATAAATTAAATTTAAAAGGTAAACTTGTAACTATTTGTCATGCTGAGTATGGAATTGATTGGGCAGATGAAGATGATATTTATTATTTAGAAGAAGACAATCAAAGGTGGAGATGGACATCGAAAATGTTTGTAATAGATAGTGAATGTAAATTAGAAATGAAATTAGAAGATGAAGTAAAAAATAAATTTCAAGATGAAGTAAAAATATTTACATATAATAAATATTATGTATCATTCACAGAACATAGTAATACTACAGGAGAATTAAAAAAAGGAGCATTTTCTATTCCTGAAAGAACACAAAAAGTAATTCATAGTAAAAATGCAACTATAGTAATATTAGATGATGGTTCTAAAGGTATTGCAAAATGTTGTAAAGATGATGAATATAATAAAACTACTGGAATTAAAATTGCTTATACTAGAGCAAAAATTAAATCATTACAAAAAGAATTAAAAAAATTAATTAAATAAGGATGGTATAATAATGAGAGATAATCTAGATATTCCAATAAAAGAAATACATGATTTAGTGAAACAATTAAACTACTATAGACATGAGTACTATAATAATAATAAAAGTATTATATCTGATAAAGAATATGATGCATTATATGATAAATTAACTGAATTAGAATATAAATATGATATTGTTTTATCAAATTCACCTACAAAAGAAGTTGGATATGTAGTTATGAGTGATTTAAACAAAGTTTCACATGACATAAGACTTTTGTCTCTTGATAAAACTAAAGATGTTGCAATCGTTTCAAAATTTTTAAATAATAAAAAATATGTTGTAATGAGTAAAATGGATGGATTAACAGTTAAATTAGAATATAATAATGGGGAATTAAAAAGAGCATCTACAAGAGGGGATGGGTCAATAGGAGAAGATATCACACATAATGCTAAAGTGTTTAAAAATATTCCATTGAAAATACCATACAAATATAAATTAGAAGTCGTAGGAGAGGCTATAATACATTTAAATGACTTTGAATATATTAATTCTAAACTTCCTACAGAATCACAGTATAAACATCCTAGAAACCTTGTTTCGGGTTCTGTAAGACAATTGGATAGTAAAGTTTGTGCAGAAAGATTTATTAAATTCTATGCTTTTGAAATGAGATTACCAAAAAATGAAGAAAATACTATATTTGATTCAAAATTAGAGAATTTACAAACACTTATAACATATGGATTTTCTATATCTCCTTGTACATCATCTACGCTTACTGATGTAGTTACTTTAAATCATTATATTACTACTTTAAAAAATATATCAGAAGATTTAAAAATGCCAATTGATGGTATTGTATTTACTTTTGATAGTAGACAGTATAGTGAAAGTTTAGGATATACTTCACATCATCCTCTAGCATCATTAGCATTTAAATTTAAGGATGAAAGTGTAACATCTACTATTAAAGCTATTGAATGGAGTGTAGGGAAGACACAAATTACTCCCGTAGCTATATTTGATGATATTGAAATTGATGGAACTACAGTAGGAAGAGCTAGTTTGCATAATATTAGTATTTTAAAAGAATTAAAAATAGGTATTGGAGACGAAGTTGAAGTTATTAAAGCTAATATGATTATTCCTCAGATAATTAATAATCTGACACAATCTAATAATATGGAAATTATTAAACAATGTCCGAGTTGTAATAGTGATACTAAAATAACTAAAGACAATGATACAGAAGTGTTAATATGTACTAATGATATGTGTTCAGGAAAAATATTAAAGAAATTATCACACTTTACGTCTAAGTCTGCAATGAACATTGATGGATTAAGTGAATCAACACTTGACAAATTTATAAAGTATGATATAATAAATACATACAGTGATTTATTTAAATTAAATAAAAAAGATAAAGAAATAGAAATAATTGCACTTGACGGATTTGGTAAAAAGTCGTATAATAAACTTATCGAATCAATTGAACAAGCAAAAAATACAGAAATGCATAGATTAATATATTCAATGAGTATTCCTCTAATTGGAAAGTCTGCATCTAAGACAATTGCTAAATATTATAAAAACAATATATCTATATTTTTAGAGGATATTTTTAAAAACAATTTTGATTTTACTAAGTTAGAAGATTTTGGAAGTGCTATGAGTAATTCATTAAAAGATTGGTTTAATACAACTCATAACTATAATGCATTTTTAGATGTATTAAGTTATTTAAATATAGATATGGAACAATCCCCATTATCACAGTCATCTTTACATAGATTGAAAGAACTAACTTTTTGTGTTACAGGTACATTCGGTGATTATAAAAGAGAGCAAATCTCTCAAATGATTGAGGATAATGGTGGAGTTCCTGTAAGTTCTGTTTCTAAAAAAACAAATTATCTTATTGCAGGGGAAAAAGCAGGGAGTAAATTAGAAAAAGCTAATCAATTAAATGTAAAAGTTATTGGATTAGATGAATTATTTAATATGATAAATGAATAAAAATATTAAATTTAAATATCCGATTCATCAATTGTTAAATCAATTGTTTATATAGATTTTTAATTTTTATAATCATACTCTAATGTTTTAAATTTATTTAAAAAATATTTAATAATAATATTTGACAACAACATTAGAGTATGATATTATATATATGTAATAAAATAAAAAATATTATAACGGAGGTTGACTATGGCAGAATTAAAAAAAGAAAAATCATATTTTTCATTAACAGGAAATGTAAAGGTGTCTGATTATACTTTTAAGATTGATGAATTATCACAAAAGACAGGATACAAATATTCTAATTTAAACATCGGAGTAAAAACATCAGATACAAATATCATTTATGCTGGTGCTATGGGTGGATTCTTTACAAATAAAGATAATCCTATAAAAGTATTCTCAGGTACAGATAGCAAAAATAAATGGGAAATTGATTGGCAAGATAGAAATGATGAGAAAATGCATAAAGATGTTAGTAATTTAAAATTTGTTACCATTGAATTAGAGCCTGATAAAAGTATATTGGCTGATAATGAAACATTTAAATTAACAGATGATGGTGTTTATGTTGTTGTTGCTAAACAAGAAATTTTAAATGAAGATGGTACATCTGAGGTTGAAGATGTTCTAGTAGAAAAACAAGTAAAAATGATTAAGAAAAGGTTTTTAAGTTGGTATGATGCTATTGCGTATACAAAAACACATTTAAAAGATAACATGTTAATTCATGTGGGTGGTCAATTGAAATATGGTTTTTATAAAGGTAATACCCAAATTAAAAAAGATATCACAAGTATTTATTTAGCTAGGTTTAATGACAAAGGAGAATTACCTGCTAAAAAAGCTACATTTACACAAACATTGTTACTTGATAGAGACAGTGTTAAAGAATTAGATAAAGAATCAAGACAGTACATAATTGATGCTAGAGTTATTGATTATTGTAAAGAATTAAATGAAGTAGAAATTAAAAAAATGATTCCTTATAATGTAAATTTTTATATTAATGAATCAACAGAAAAAATGAGCAATGAGTTAATTAAAAAATTCTTAACTAAATTCTTCAAAGTTAGAAAAGATGTTAATGAATTAACGGTTGAAGGAGATATTATAGAAGGTGCTCCTGTAGGGAAAATTGATGAAAAAGATATTCCTGATGATATGCAAGAATTAATTGATTTAGGACTTTATAGTAAAGAAGAAATAATGAAGAAATTAGTAGTAAAAGGTGATAGAGTTTTAAAATTAGTAATTACTAAACCATATATTGAGGTAAAAAATAATGATGATGGAACATCTACATCAAAACCATTATTCTTTGAAGGTAAATACTCAGAAGATGCTTTAGTCTTAGATGTACCAAAGAAAGTAGAATTAAAAAAAGAAAATTCAGATGAAGATAATAATACAACATCAGAAAATGATAGTGATGATTGGTTAAATAATTTAGATTAATAATATAAGCTCATATAAAAATTAATATACATTAAAATAAATAGGGTACAATGCCCTATTTATTTTAAAAATATTTTAAGGAGAGTGTGAAATGTCAACAAGTCGTAAATACGGTAAAAAGAATGTTGTAAAAATTGACCCTTTAGCATATAATATATGCATTTTAGGAGAATCGAAAATCGGGAAGACTACAGTAGTTAAAGAATTTTTGGAAAAATTAGTCGGAGACGAAGGATATATGTTCCTTGAAATGGCAGGAGAAGCAGGAGCTGATGCTATCAATGGGATTGTAGCAGAAGATATAGATGAATGGGGAGAGTTACAAGATATCCTTGATGATATAGAAGATAATAGAACAACTGATTATAAAGATTTAAAAACTATTGTTGTTGACACATATGATGGATGGATAAAGTTAGCAGAAAACGAAGTAATTAGAAAATGGAATAGAAATAACATAGATAAAAAAGCAGATTCTATTAACGCTACCGAAGGTGGATTCCAAAAAGGGCAAGCTAAAGCATTTGATTTAATGTTTGAAGTTATTACACGTTTAAAAAAGATTGGTATATCAACTATTATTATTGGTCACGTTAAAAATAGAGATATAACGGATATAGCAAGTGGAACAACTTATCAAACTTTAACATCTGATGTAGAAAAAATATATTTTAACTTATTAAAAAAGAAAATGCATTTTATTGGATTAGCTTATTATGATAGAACTATTATTACTGAAAAAACTGGTAAAAAAAATATTGTAACTAAAAAAGATATAACAGTTAATAAAGTTACTAATGAAAGTAGAAAAATCAAGTTTAGGGATGATAATATGGCTTTAGATAGTGGAAGTAGATTTGCAAATATAATTGAGGAAATAAATTTAGATGCAGATGAATTAATTAACGCTATCAAAGATGCAATTAAATCTGAATATGAAAAAACAGGAAACATAGAACAAATGGAAGATATACAGAAACAACAAGAAAATGAGAAAAATGATAAAATGAATAAAGAATTATCTAAAACAAACAATCTTAAAGAAATAGAAGATATTAAGATTAAAATAAAGGAATTTGCTAAAAGCAATGTAGGGAACAAAGAATCATTAAAACCATTACTTGATAAAGTAGCAGAATTAGGAATAAAAAGTCCTATAGATTTTAATGATATTGAAACAGCAAGACAATTAATGAATGCTATAATATAATATTTTTTATAATAATGGGTTGCATTTTTTAATGTAATCCATTATAATATTAATAGAGAATAAAATATTATAAGACGAGGTGATATAATGGAAGATGTAGTAGTAAAAAAATCAACTAGAGCATCTAAATGTAAAATATGTGGAGAACTTACAAAAGAATATGTGATTTATAAAAATCTAAAATATCATATGAATTGCTATGATATAAAACTCAATAATGAATCTGAAAATAAAGAGTGGATAGAGTTATATGAGTATGTTAGAAAAGAAATAATGCAATATACATCTATCATGAGTTTGAATAGGTTTATGGTATTAAGGTTAAAAGGATTAAAAGATGGTAATTTTGTTATAAGTTCTAAATTAGATAAAAATGCTAAGTATAGCTATAAATCTATATTATATACTTTTATGGCAAAGAAGATTGAAATATTAAATATGATAGGGGATAAAACGTTTCAAGATGAAATGCATAAATTTAATACTATAATGGTTATTATCGAAAAAAATTTAAATGATACTGTATTAAGATTAGAAAGAGTTAAACAATCAGAATCAAAAATTAATAATTTAGATTTAGATGATTTTAGTTATAATGTAAATACAGATACTAAACATGATGATAAAAAAGATATAATAGATACCACACAACAAAATAAAACTGAAAATAAAGTAGCAAAAACATTAAAAGATATATGGTAAATTAAAATAAAAGGAGATATTATTATGGGCTTAATTCAAAGAATTAAAGATATGAAATTACCATGTGAAGCAAATATTGTAGCATGCATTTATAAAAATACTGAGGCTTTATATGAATATAGTAATTTAAATATTGATGATTTTCATTCTGATATATGGAAATTTTATTTTAATATTGCAAAAACAATTGTTATTCAAGAAAAAAAACCTGTTTTAGATAGAGAAACTATTGGGTTTTTTATAATGAAAAACCCAGAAATGGAAAAACAATATAAATTAACAGGTGGATTTGAATCAATTAATGCTACTACAAAATATATTAACTTAGCTAATTTAGAAGGGTATATATTAGAATTAAATAAACTGAATTCAATGCTAAAGCTTGCTGAAAATGTATTCCGTATTAATGAACACTTTGATACATTAAAAGATATGAGTAGTGATGATATATATAATTTTTACACTGCCAAACTGAATGATGTATTTATCAATAATGAAACATCTATTAAAAGTCATAATTTATGTGAAGGATTACATGCCTTGATTGATGATTGTGATAAAGGGGCAGATATAGGATTGCCTTTAAGAGCTCCACTATTAAATGATTTAGTAGGAGGAAATATACTTGGTAATGTAACATTGTTAGGTGCTTCAAGTGGTACAGGTAAGACAACAATAACATTACAAATACTTTTATCTTCGATAATAGAACAAAACGAACAGTGTATAATGGTTATTAATGAACAAGATGAAAAAAAATTAAGAAAAGAAATGTTGACTTGGGTTGTTAATAATGAAATGGGTTATAAATTTAACAAAAAAAGATTACGTCAAGGTCAATTTTCAGACGAAGAAAAAAAATGGTTACATGAAGCTGCTGATTGGTTAGAAGCTAAAAAGGATAATAGAAATATTACAATTATACCTTTATCTACATATAATGTTGGAATTATGCAAAAAATTATTTGCAAATATGCTTCTCTTGGTGTAAAATATTTTATATTAGATACATTTAAAGCAGGAGATACACCATCTCAGAAACAAACATGGGAAGAAATGATGCACGATATGAGAAAGTTGTATGATACTGTAAAACCTGCAAATAAAAATGTTCATTTATGGTGTACATTACAATTAAAAAAAGATAAAGCAGGGAGTAGATATCTAACACAAGATAATATTGGTATGTCAAAGAATGTTACAGATGTTTGTTCTACAGTTATATTAATGCGTCATGTTAGAGACGATGAAAAACAAGAAGGGAAAAAGGAATTAAAGGTATATAGATTAGAAGGTTCTAGAAATAAATCAAAAATACCTGTTATATTAGACCCAAATAAAACTTACATAGTATTATTCATTGATAAGAATCGAGAAGGTGAGTCACATATGTTCCAAATTGTTGTAGAAGTAAATCTAGCCAGAAATATATATCAAGAAATTGGAATAACTAATGTTCCAGAAGATTATTAATTTTAAATAATTATAAAGGATGTGTTTTTAATGGATGCATTAGATTTAAAACAATACATATCATCAAATAATTTAGTACCAAAAATATTAGATGCTCTACAATGTCATTCAATAAAAACATATCCGAATGAATATAGAGCAGGAATGCCTAATAAAAGAAATACTACAGCTATATCAATTAAAAAAGATTCATTGAAAATAAATGTATATACTGAATCAAAAACATATTCTGGAGATATTATTACTTTAATAATGGAATTAAAAGGATTAAGTTTTATACATGCTATAAAAGCATTACATAAATTGTTAGGTTTAAAATATGAGATATTATCTAAACAAAAAGAAAATAAAATAGATATATTAGAGATATTTAAAAAAGTATCATGTCCTCAGTATAACAACAATAATATAGATTTAAAGATATATGATGAAAAAATATTAGATAAATTTATTAATAAACCTAATATATGGTGGTTTAGAGAAGGAATACCTCAAGATATACAAGAAAAATTTAAACTAGGATATTGCCCTTATAGTAGTAGAATAACAATCCCTCAACGGTATTGGAGTGGTGGAGATAATGATTTTATTGGATGTAAAGGAAGAACAACATTAAAAGATTATGAAATTTTAGGAATACCAAAATATAATGCTATTATACCATTTCCTAAAACATTAAATGTATATGGCTTACAAGAAAACTATCATGACATACAAAAAGCAGGAGAAGTAATCGTCTTTGAATCTGAAAAATCAGTTTTAAAAATGGCTACATGGAAATATAATAATGCTGTAGCTATATTAGGACATGATATATCTATTGAACAAGTTAATATATTAATAAGTCTTGATGTTGATATATGCATAGCATTCGATGAAGATATTACAGAAGAATATGTTATTGAAACATGTAATAAGTTTAAAATAATGCGTAATGTAAGTTACATAATTAATAAATATGATTTATTAAAATCAAAGATGAGTCCTGTAGATAATAAAAAGAAAGTATTTGATTATTTATATAAATATAAAGTAAAAGTTAAATGAATTATAATAATAGGAAATAGGTGATTTATGGATAAAAAAAATGTATCAAATCAAGAATCATATAAAACTAGTTTGGAGGATTTAAAAAAGAAATATAACGTATCTAGGATATGGAGTTTTTCAAGGGTTAATTGCTACATTAATTGCTCTTATTCTTATTACTTAAAATATATTAGAAACATTAAAGAATTAGATACAAATATATATTCTATTTTAGGAGGACAATTTCACGATATTTTAGAAAAATTCTATAAAGGCATTATAACATATGAAGATATGATAACAGAATCTGAAATGTGTATTTTAACAATGGTAATGGATGAAAAAAAATTTGATAAAAATAATAAAGAACGTAATCAAAATATAGAAGATAAATATTTTACTTGTATGCGTCATTTTTTTTCTAATCATATACCAGTACAAAAAAAAGTATTATGTGAACAACATATTATGATTAAAGTAGGGAATAACTACTTTCAAGGATATATAGATGCTATACACAAAAATGAAAATGATTATATAATAACCGATTATAAAAGTAGTACAATTTATACAGGTGCAAAAATTGAAAAAGAAGGTAGACAATTAATATTATATGCTTTAGGATTAAATCAAAAAGGAATTCCATTAGAAAATATAAAAATCAGATGGAATTTTTTAAAATATAATTCAATAACTTATATCCAAAAAAATGGAAAAGAAAAAACTACTAATTCCGAAAGATGGTCATGGGTAGCTAAAATTAAAAGTCCTTTAAGAATGAATTTAAAAGATAGCAAACAATATAGTGAATTTGAAATAGAACAAATGTTAGATAAAGCTATTGAAGATAATAATTTGAATTCATTTCCTGATGATATAAAACAAAAATATATTGTATCTGATTGTTATATTTACATACCATTATCTAAAGAAATAACATCAAACCTTGAAGAAGAGTTAAATGATAAAATTATTGAAATTTATAAAAAAGAAAAACTTACAGAACAAGCTATAAATGAAGATGAAAAAAATAAGATATGGGAAAGAGAAGTATTAGAAAAAGATTTCTTCTTTTGTAGTAATATATGTGGATATAGACCTATTCAATGTAAATGTTATAAGAAATTTTTAGATTCTCAGAAATTTTTTAATGGTAATAATAAAAATCAATCTATTAATAATTATAAAGATGAAGAAGATAATGATGAAAGTATTTTGGAAACATTGGGGTTATTATAATAATATAAATTACTCTTTGACAAAGTAAAAAGTAAATGATATAATTAAGTTGATAATATATTTATCAACTTTTTTATTTTAGAAAGGAGATTATAATGCAAAAAGACTTAATATTTCAAAACTATCATAGACATTCTCATTATTCTAATGTATTTACTCCTGATTCAGCTACTACAAATGAAGAATATGCAAAAAGAGCCGTTGAATTAGGACATAAAACAATTTGCAGTATGGAACATGGTTTCCAAGGGAGATACTATGAAGTTTATGAGTATGCTAAAAAGTATAATTTGAAATTTATTTTTGGAGTTGAAGCATATTGGGTTATAGATAGATTTGAAAAAGACAGAACTAATTCTCATATGTGTATTTTAGCAAAAAATGAAAATGGACGTAAAGATATCAATCGTATTTTGTCAGACGCAAATATCGATGGTTATTATTACAAGCCAAGATTAGATTTAGATTTATTATTAAGTATTAATCCTAAAAACGTAATGATTACTAGTGCATGTTTAACATTTTTTTATTATGAAAATATCGAAGAAATAATAAATAAATTACATAATCATTTCAAAGAAAATTTCTTTTTAGAAGTACAATATCACAATACTACAAAACAAAAAGAAATTAATAAACGTATTATAGAATTAAGCCATAAAAAAGGTATAGACATTATTATGGGATGTGATAGTCATTATATATACCCAAATGATGCTCAAGGAAGATTAGACGTATTAGAGGCTAAAGGTGTAAGATATGAAGATGAAGAAGGATGGTTTTTAGATTATCCTAATGGAGAAACAGCTTTTAATAGATTTAAAGAACAAGGTGTTTTATCTGAAATAGAAATTTTAAGAGCTATGAAAAATACAAATTTATTACTAGAGTTTGAAGATATTGAATTTAGTAAGAACATTAAATTGCCGACAATATATCCTAATAAAACACAGAAAGAAAAAGATGATATTTATAAAAGCTTGTTAATTGAATCATGGAATGAATTTGGAGAAACTATTCCTTTAGAAGAACATAATAATTATAAAGAAGCAATCAAAGAAGAAGCTCGTATTGTAATAAATACAAAGATGGCTGATTATTTTTTATTGAATTATCAAATTATTAAAGAAGGTATTAAAAATGGAGGGATTATAACTAAAAGTGGCAGGGGTTCTGGTGCTAGTTTTTTAACTAATACACTATTAGGATTTAGCAATACAGATAGATTAACATCTCCTGTTAGATTATATCCTGAAAGATTTATGTCTGAATCTCGTATATTACAAACAGGTTCATTACCTGATATAGACCATAATATAGGAACAATAGATATTTTTGTAGATGCCCAAAAAAACATACTTGGAACAGAACATGTTTATCCTATGATAGCATGGGGAACTTTTAAGGATTCATCTGCATTTAAACTTTATGCAAAATCACAAAATATATCATTTGAAGTAGCTAATGAAGTAACTAAACAACTTGATAAATATCAAAAAGCTTTATTATATACAGATGATGATGAAAAAGATTTAGTTGATGTTTATGATTATGTAGATGTTAAATATAAAGACATATATGAGGAATCTAAAAAATATAAAGGTATAATAGCATCAAAAAGTATTCATCCATGTGGCTATTTACTGTACTCAGGAGATATTAAATCTGAACTAGGATTAATGAAAATTAAAAGCGAAACAAGTAAAAAAGAAGTAATTGTAACTGTTATAGATGGTGCTATCGCAGAAGATTATAAATTCCTTAAAAATGATTTATTAAAAACAGATGTTACTTTACTTATTGCTAAAGTATATAATAGAATAGGAATTAAGCATCATACAGTTAATGAAATAATGCAAATTATAAAAACTGATAAAAAAACTTGGAATGTTTATGCAGATGGACATACTATGGGAGTAAATCAAGTTGAGAAAGAATCTACAACAAAAAAATCAATGAGATATAAACCAAGTAATATATCTGAGTTAACAGCATTTATTGCAGCTATTAGACCAAGTTTTAAGAGTATGTATAATATATTTGAATCAAGAGAGCCATTTGAATATGGTATCCCATCATTTGATAAAATATTACAAACAGAAGAATTACCTATGTCATTTGTTTTATATCAAGAACAAATGATGGCAACATTAGCTTATGCAGGATTTCCAAAAGATGAAACATATAGTATTATAAAAGCAATTTCAAAGAAAAAGCCTAAAATAGTAAAACCGTTACAAGAAAGATTTTTAGATGGATTTAGAGAAAAGATAATAAATGATGATGGAATAGATTTTTATAATGCAACAGAAATGAGTAAAAAGGTTTGGCAGATTATAGAAGATGCATCGCAGTACGGGTTCAACGCATCGCATGCATACTGTTATGCTTTAGATTCAGTTTTCTGTGCCTATCTAAAATCTAATTACCCATTAGAGTTTTATGAGGTTATGTTAGAATATTACTCTCAAAAAGGCAATAAAAATAAAGTATCTAAATTCAAACAAGAAATGGGTGTAGCATTTAGTATTAAATTAGGAGATTTAAAATTTGGTAATGACAATAGAGGATTTACAGCAGTATCATCTTTAAAATCTATTAATGAATCTATGTTATCTATTAAATTTATGAATCAACAATGTGCAGAAGACCTATATGCTTTATCAATCAATAGTTATAATACTTTTATAGATTTATTAATTGATATAAATGAAAAGACTTGTTTAGATAAAAGACAACTAAAAATATTAACAGAAATAAATTACTTTGAAGCGTTTGGTAAAAATAAAAAATTATTAAAAATAATAGAGTTATTTGACATATTCTATACAGCTAAAACCATAAAAAAATCTAAATATGAAAATGATGATAAGATGATGATATTATTAAATAAATATTCAAAATCAACGGATAAAACATTTAAAGATATTCAATCAAGAGAATTGCTTAATGAATTATGTAAAGATATTAAAGATGAAAAATTACCTTTATCAGAACAAGCATTTTTAGAAAATGAATATATTGGTTATATTAAACTTAAAGAAAAAACTCTAGCAGATGATTATTATATAGTATCTAAATTAGCTTTTAAACAAGATAAAAATAAACCTTTTATAGAATTATATAAAATCAATGATGGGACTTTAACATATGCTAGGATTAAAGATGGTCATATTTGGCAAGATAAAAAATATATATTTGGATTATTTGATATATTAAAAATACCTAAAATATATGAAGAAAATAAAGTAAAACGTATAGATGGTAAATATGAAACAATAGATGAAAAAGAAAATGTATTAAAAGAATATGTAGTTCTTAGATTCGGATAATAATTATTGACAAAATCCTCTAATTATAATATAATATATTAGAGGATTTTATTTCATAGAAAGGTGTGATAGCATGTCAGAAAAAAATAATCCTATATTGATAAAAGGTAAAGTAGGAATATATTGGGTTAAATATCATAAAGATGATTTTGGTATAGTTACAGTTATTCCTAAAGATATGATTGTAGATGATATATATTCAAATCCAATCGTTGATAAATATAATTCATTTTGCATTAAAGGTAAGATGCCTACTATGAATAAGGCATACGAATATAATATAACAGCTAAACAGATTAATGATGATAAATGGGGAATTCAATACGAATTAATGTTTATAAGTCAAGATGTAGATGTTAGTACAGAAGAGAAACAAAAAAAATATTTAGAATATATCTTAACACCTTTACAAATTGATAATTTATACAATGCATTACCTAATCCATTTAAAGTTATACAAGAAGGAGATATTCAAACATTACAACTTGTTAAAGGAATAGGTGTAACCACAGCAATAAAAATGGTTAAACAGTTTAAAAAAAATATAGATTATTCTACTGCATTAATTGAATTAGGTGAAATAGGAGTATCACAAGAAATGATAGCAAAAATGGTTGATTATTATAAATCCCCTGATTTACTAGTTAAAGCATTTAAAAAAAATCCTTATATTCTTTGTCAAGATATTAATGGAATAGGATTTAAAAAAGCAGATACTTATGCGATTAATAGTGGTATATCCTTATCATCTGATATTAGAATAAAGGCATACATTATGAACTATCTTAATGAAGAAGCTTATAATGGAAATTCATGGATATTAGTGAGAGATTTACTGTTTAATTTAGAAAAAACCATTGGGACAGTAGATAGATTTGTTATTGGAAATGTTATTAAAGATATGGTTTTAAATAAACAATTATGGTTGGCAGATGATAAGAGTAGATTAGGATTAATGAAATTAAGAAATTTAGAAACAAATATATTAAAAGAAATAATAAGATTACAAAAAGCAAAAGTTAATAATAATTATGATGATTGGGGAAAAATAGTCGAAATAGAAGAAAATAAATATGATATTAAATATACAGATGAACAAATTAATGGATTAAAAAAAGCATTAGAAAATAATGTAATATGTATTACAGGATACGGAGGAACTGGTAAAAGTTCTGTGGTCAAGTTAATACTTGCAGTATTAAATAGTAATAATTTTGCACAAACAGCTTTATCTGGTAAAGCAGCAAATAGGCTAAAAGAAATTACAGGATATGATGGATATACTATTCATAGATTACTTGGAGCTACTAAAGATGGTACATTTACATATAATTCTAATACACCATTAGAAAACGATGTTATTATTATAGATGAAGCATCGATGATAGGTGGAGATTTATTCTATGATTTACTGTGTGCTATACCTACAGGAGCAAAATTAATAATATTAGGAGATGCAGGACAATTAAGTTCAATAGGTACATGTAATGTATTTCATGATTTATTAACAACAAATATTATTCCTAGTGTAACACTTACAATAATACATCGACAAGCACAAAAAAGTAAAATAGTAATGGAATCAATAAAAATCAGAAAACAAGAACAAATATTTAATAAAGGATATGAAGGGAATACTATTCTAGGAGAATTACAAGATTTAGAATTAGATATTTATTCTAATAATGATGAAAGTGATTTATATTTAATTAAACAATTTAATAAGCATCTAAAAAGAGTAAATAATATTTTAGATATACAGATTATTGTTCCATTAAAAGAGAGGGGAAATATATCTACTTTCAACATCAATAATAAACTTCAACAAATATATAATCCTAATAGTTCTTCATTTGTAACGGTAGAAGTTAGTAAAGATAAAAGTTATGAATTAAGAGAAGGGGATAAAGTTATTAATATTCAAAATGACTATGAATTAGTTAATACACAAGGAATTACAACTGCTGTATTTAATGGTACTATGGGAATAATTATAAAAATTAATCAAGCAGAAAAATTAATGGTAATAGATTTTGATACAATTGGTAAAGTTATTGTTTCTAAAGGTTCATGGAAATATATCCAATTAGCTTATGCTATAAGTGTTCATAAATCTCAAGGGGCTGAGTGGAATACTGTTATAGTAGGTGTTGATTATTCTGCTTATACACTTTTATCTTGTGAGTTACTATATACAGCTATAACAAGAGCTAAGAAATATTGTGTATTATGTGGAGAAAACAAGGCTATAAGATATGCTATATCTGAAACAAAAACACCTATTAAAAATACATTTTTACCTGAATTAATAAATGAAATGAAATAACCAATATAATAAATATATAGAGTAGATTTAAAAATTTACTCTATATATTATGTGTTATATAAATCGTATTAAATAAATTAAATAATTGATTTGACAAATTAATTATTTAGTAATATAATAATATTGAAAAAGATATAAATAGAAAGAGAGGATAATAAATGAATTTATTCAACAATTTAAATAAAATAGTACAAAAAACACAACAAATTACAATGCCTATATTTAAAAGAAGAATGAAGTCAAATGAATTAATTAAAGAAAAAGATTTACAAAAAGAAATAGCTAGACGTAAAAAATATAATACTAGAAGTAAAGATAATAAACAATATATTTATAAAAAAGATAGCATAAGAGAAATATTTAAAAAAAGAAATAGGACTGTTGGAGATAGTTTTAGATTTGAAAGTAGTAAAAAAAAACGTAAAAAAGATGGAGACGATAGCAATTTTATAAATAATAGGAATAAAAATTTAGATAAGTATTATATTAAGTTTGATGGAAGATTTAAAGACTATTTATCTGATGTAGAAAAAATAACTGGAGTAGATATTAGTTATAAACAAAGAAAACTTTTACAAGAGGATATTGAATCTCATAGATACACAAAACAAACATCTGAACAAAATAAAATAGCAAGACAAGAGTTTAGTAAAATGAGGGCAGATTTAATAGAAGAATGGCAACATGAAACAGGCAATAAATGGGGAACTTATAAGGATGATTTATATAGTAAAAATGGTAAAATAATAAGATGTAAAGGTCAGCGTTTTGATGCACACCATTTAAATGAATTATCATATGGAGGAAGACCAGTATGGTATAATTTACATCCTGCAAGATTTCCAGACCAACACCAACAATCTATTCATCGTAAAGGTGGATTGTGTAATAAAATATTTATATAATAATAAATTTAAGGAGAACAAATATGATAAAAAATATGTTACATATAAAATGTTGTGCTAACTGTAAACATTTTAATGAGGATAATTTAGAATGTGAGTTAATTATTGATAATAAATATAAATTTAACACAAGAACACCATATTTTTACTACTGTGCTATGTTTAAAGTTAATGAAAAAGACATTACATATTCAAAAGACTTACTTGGGTATATAGATGATATAAAACAAGCTAGAAAGATTAGTAAAGATAAGGATAAATTAATTGATAATATGGCTAAATTTATATCTAATTTAGATATTGATTATAATATTTGTACTCCAATGTTAAATAATAAAAAATGTTTAGCTGAACAAATAGAAGAAGATAGCTTTAATAAAGGAGAAGATGTTCCTATTGAAAACATTAAAAAAATATGTATTGAATGTGTAAAAAATTGGTTTAGTAAAGATAATTAAAATATTATACATAAAACTTTATTTTGAATAAATAGTTTTGAAAGGATGAGTTATCATGTCAATGAAATATATATTGATATTTGTATTGAGCCATGTTAACATATCCTTAATTGAAAGGTGGTGAATGCTGTGAAAATAACATCTATAAGAGGTAAAAATGGTGAATTAAGAAATGGAATATTAAAATGGATTGATATTCCAGATGGAGAGATTGGAGAATTTTGGTTTTATGATGGAATAAATCCAATGGGTATATGGTGTAAACTAGATTATTGGGAAATTATTTCAGAAGATTTGTTTTTATATAAACTTACAATTACATAGTTTATATAATCTTTATATTATAAATTATATTAATAGCATTTTGGAGGATTTATATGTTTAGTGAAGAAGATAAAAAAAAATTATACAATATATTATCAAAGGTAGTAGAAAATACGAATATAGAACGTGTAAAACAAGAACAAGTATTAAAAGAAAATATGATATCAGAAGAAGAAAAAGTAAAATATAATATTGATGATATTGATAGACATAGTAAATGGTTATGTGATATGTGTAATTGTAGTGATAATGAAGAATCAGAAGATAATGATGATGAATATGATTGTGATGGTATTTGTAATTATAGTTCTGGTTATGAAGATGATGTAATATATAATTTTGATTGTGACGAACTTGATATTAAATCATTAGATGAATGTAAAGATATTATGTTAGAAATGCTTATAGAAGAAACACTACCAACGTTAGGACTTACTTATACAAGTGGTCAATTTATATTTGATGATAAAAAATATTTAATATCAATTAATATAGAATATGATTTTTTTGAATCATCTATATTTGATAATGTTTTCGAAATAAAAAATATATGTATTTTATTTTGTAAAGAGATTTAATTATGGCAATATACAAAATTAGCCTTTTAGCCTTGATATAACACTACTTGACATAAAAAAATAAAAGTGGTATAATGATTATGTGGTTAATAAAATACCATACATTATACCACAAATTTTATTGGAATGGTGGTGATAAAAATATAAGAAAGGATAAAGGTGATATTATGTATCAACAAAAAATCATATTTCAAAAAATTAATAATCCCATAAATAAATATGATGGTTACATATTAGAAGAAGATTATGAAAGTTGTGTAATAAGTTTTTTATTAGAAGGGACAGAAGCTACAATTGTTTGTTTCTATGATGAATGGGTTGTAGAAAAAATCTATGAATAGGAAGTGATAATTATGTATATATGTACAGGATGTGGTAATAAAGCTGTATTCAAAGAGTTTACAACTATGAGTAGATTATTAATTTATGATAAAAAAACAGGTAAAAGAACGCACGTTGGCAATGAAAAAATAGCAGAAACGTATATAAAATGTAGTTTTTGCGACGAGGATAGTTTCAGTAAAGTATTAGTAAATAGAGATGCAGATGAAATTAGGATTTCATTGCATTAAAATAGAAAAAACAGATTTTTAAAACCTATGTTTTATATAGAAAAAGGGAGAGTGCTTATGAGTGATGAAATAATTTTATACTCAACTTCAACATGTCCAAATTGTGAGGTTGTAAAAAAGAAATTTGATTTAGAAGGTATAAACTATAAAATAAATCAAGATATTACTGAAATGAGAAGTATTGGTATTCGTTCAGTCCCAGTAGTTAAGTGTAACGAGGAATTATTTTTTTATGATAATATATTGAATAATATTAATTATTTTAAAGAGTTTTCGAAGTCTAAAATAGTACATATAGAAATTAAACCAAATAGAATAGATGCAAGAAAATTAATGAGTGATACAAAGTTTTATGAGGCATATGCTAGATACGACGAATTAAAAGGTAGATATGAAACTTGGGATGAATCAGTAGATAGAGTAATGGATATGCATAAAGAATTCTACAAAGATAAATTAAAAGATAATTTGGAATTACAGAAATTAGTAGAAGAAGTAACATTAGCATATAAAAATAAATTATTTCTAGGAGCACAGAGAGCTTTACAATTCGGAGGCGAACAATTATTAAAATCTCACGCAAAGCTCTATAATTGTGCTTCTTCTTATTGTGATAGACCTGATTTCTTTGGTGGATATTTTTACTTGTTATTAGCAGGTGCAGGAGTTGGATTCAGCGTAGTTAGAAAACATATAGCTAAGTTACCAAATATATCAAAAAGAAATAAATCAGCTAAGACATATATAGTACCAGATTCAATTGCGGGATGGGCAAATACAATAGATGTTTTATTATCATCTTATTTTGAAGATAACCAAGTATATCCTGAATATGCTGGGAGAAAAGTATATTTTGATTTGTCAAATATTAGACCAAAGGGAAGTTTTATTAGTGGAGGCTTTCGTGCTCCTGGGAGCGAACCGTTACGTAAAGCATTAGATACTATCGAGCTATTAATTGAAAATGAATTAAAAAAAGGGCAAAATAAATTAAGACCAATTGTTGCTTATGATATTTGTATGCATATAGCAGATGCTGTAATTTCTGGTGGGGTAAGGCGTAGTGCAACTATATGTTTATTTTCAAAAGATGATGAAGAAATGATAAATGCTAAAACAGGTAATTGGTTTATCGAGAACCCACAAAGAGGTAGAAGTAATAATAGTGCAGTTTTATTAAGAGATGAAACTACTTTTGAAGAATTTCAAAAAATAATGGAATCAGTTAAGGATTATGGAGAACCAGGATTCTTATGGACAGATAGTGAAGATTTTACATATAACCCGTGTGTGGAGGTTGGATTTCTACCAAGAACTATTGATGGGAGAAGTGGATTCCAGTTATGTAATCTTACAGAGATAAATGGTTCTAAATCGATATCTAAAGAAGTATTCTTTAATCAATGTAAAATGGCATCTATATTAGGTACACTACAAGCAGGATACACAGATTTTAAGTTCTTTAAAGATGCTACAATAGAAATAGTTGAAAAAGAAGCTTTAATTGGAGTAGGAATTACAGGTATGATGAATAATCCTCAAATTATATTTGACGATGAAATAATGGGTGAAGGAGCTAAAATAGTAAAACATTGGAATAAAATAGTAGCAAAAATGATTGGAATTAATCCATCAGCTAGATGTACTGTTATAAAACCATCAGGTAATTCATCTGTATTGTTGGAATGTGCATCTGGAGTTCATGGGGAACACTCTCCATCATATTTAAGACATGTCCAACTTAGTAAAGATAGTGAAGTTGCACAATTATTGCAAAAAACAAATCCAGCCATGTGCCAAGAGTCTGTTTGGAATAGAGAGCGAGATATAGTAGTAGCATTTCCTATCACACCTATTGAAACATCTATATTTAAAAAAGACTTACTCGGAATTAAACAGTTAGAATATGTTAAGAAAGCACAACAAGTATGGATAGAAGAAGGAACTAATATAGACCTATGTACTGACCATAGATTAAGGGATAATGTAAGTAATACCATAACAGTAGATAATTGGGAAGAAGTTACTAAATACATATATGAAAATAGGAAGTATTTATGTGGTGTATCACTATTGTCATCTTTTGGGGATAAAGCATATCCACAAGCCCCATTTACAGAAATATTAACTCATGAAGAAATTGTAAGTAAATATGGTGAAGTTGCATTGTTTACATCTGCATTAATAGAAGCTGGGTTCAATGCATTTAATAATGACCTATGGAACGCTTGTAATACTGCGTTGGGATATGGGGAAAAATTAACAGATGAAAGATGTGACTTATTAAAGAGAGATTTTGTTAGAAGATTTAATAAGTTTTCTATAAATTTCAAATCTAAAGATGAATGTGCCAATTGTTTGAAGGATGTATATAATTTACATAAAATGTGGAAGATACAAAAAACATTAAAAAATATAGATTGGGCAACTGAATTAGGTAAGAAAGAATATACCGATGTTGATACAATGGGAGCTACTGCTTGTTCTGGTGGAGCTTGTGATATTCAGTTTTAATTAAAATAAATCAAAAAATATAAAGGAGGAAATAAAGTGATTAAAGATATAATTTATTTTGCAAAAGTAAGACCTGATGCTAAAATACCTAGTAAAAGAGAAGAAGATGGAGGATATGATATTTATGCTTGTTTTGATGAAGAATATATGATATTACCTCCACATGAAACTACATTAGTTCCTACAGGTATTGCTTCTGCATTTCATCATGAATATATGTTCCTTATTGAAGAAAGAGGAAGCAGTGCAATTAAAAGCATGAAAAAATCAGCAGGTGTAATTGATAGTGGATTTAGGAAACAATGGTTTATAGCTCTTTATAACGGGAATACAAAACCAATTGTTATAACTAAAGAAACAAATGAAAGCACATTATCATCTCTAGAAGATGATTATATTATTTATAGATATGATAAAGGAATTGCTCAAGCATTACTATTACCTGTACCTAAAGTTAAAGTTGAAGAAAAAAGTTATGAAGATTTATTAAAATTTGAATCAGAAAGAAATTTTGGTATGTTAGGTAGTTCAGGTAAATAGAGTAATAATATAAAATATTAGATTATAGTTGTTACACTATAGTCTAATATTTTATTATAAATATCAAATGGACACTTGACAATATCAAGTGAAAATAGTAACATATACATATATGGAAAGGAGGCATATAAAAAATGTGGGTATCAAAATGTAAAAATGAAGATTGCAAAAAGAAACAAGATTGTGCAAGATATAATGAAGCACAAGGAGAATTAATTAATTTTAAAGCAATCTGTTTTGATATTAATGCATATAAATGGTTTATGAGTAGGAATTTAGATGTTGTTCTAAAAGAAGAAGAAGTTAAAGAAGAAATTGAAGAAGAAATTAAAGAATAGTACAAATAGGTATTTTATAATTAATTAATAAAGGGGAGTGTTTTATGTGGAAATTAACATGGAGTGATGAATTCGAAGGTGGTTTATTAGATAGTAGTAAATGGTCTTTACATAAAAGTCAATATAGTAATAATGAACAATCTTATTATTCAAGTGAAAATGTAATTGTATCTAATGGAGAACTTACGTTAAAAGCAGAAAAGAAAAGTAATCCTGATAATAAACCGTATGTGTCAGGGGCAATAGAATCAAAAGGAAAGTTTTCTCAAACATATGGAAGATTTGAAATGAGAGCAAAATTACCAGTAGGACAAGGTTATTGGTCTGCTTTTTGGCTTATGCCAGAGACAAATGAATATGGGAATTGGTCTTCATCTGGAGAAATAGATATTATGGAAACAGGTGGAGATTTAGATAGATACGTAGGAACAATTCATTATACTGGATTAAATAATCAACATCAACTATCAAGTACAGGCTCTGTATATTTACCAAATGGGGGACTAAACTCAGATTATCATATATATGCTGTTGAGTGGACTCCTACGGAAATACGTTGGTATTGTGATGATGTTTTAATGGGAAAAACTAATAATTGGAGCACTTATGGAATTACAGGTCAAGAGAAACAAAAGTTCCCTGCTCCATTTGATAAAAATTTTTATATCATTATAAATTTAGCAGTTGGTGGAAATTTTATTGGGAATAAATTACCATTATCAAATAATGAACAAGGACAAATGGTTATAGATTATGTTCGTGTATATGCTCAAGACACATATGATATGCCAATAATAGAACAAAATGATGTATTACCTTCAATAGAATTAAAACCAAGTGGAATTAATATTATTAAAAATGGAGATTTTTCTGATACAATAAATAAAATGTGGGAATTAGATGGTAGAAATGGCATAAAAGAACCTATTATATTAAATGGAGAATTAGTTGTAGAGATAACTCAAGATGTATATGAACAACACCTGCAATCAATAAAATATATTAATCCTATAAATATAGAAAAAGATAAAAAATATAGATTAACTTTCAAAGCTAGGTCAAATAAAATCATAAAACATATTAGACCTGTCATCGATAGACCTAATGCAGGATGGAGTAAGATATTTTTGTATAGTGCATTAGATTTTGGATTACAAACAAATGAATATATAATGGACTTTACTGCAACAGTAAGTGATACACAAGCAAGATTGTTATTCTATAGTGGATTAATGGGAAATGACATTGGTGGTGGTTCACATATTATATATTTTGATGATATACGATTAGAAGAATTGGTAGAAGTAAAACCAATAGAACCTTCTGTGATTTCAGATAAAATAAATGTGGCAAAAGGAAAGAGTGTTATCGTAGATTCAGTACATGCAGGATATATAGGCGAAAATGCAGTAAATGGAGATAATAAATCCAATATAGGAAGATGGGTTTCAGCAAGCACATCAGACCAACATTTTATAGAAATTGATTTAGGTGGATTATATACTATTAGCGAAATGAGAACTTATTTTGGATTTGATGGATATAATCAAGCCCTAATCAATATAAATTAAAATACTTTGATGGTGCTAACTGGATAACTCATTTAGAAGTAACAGAAAATAAAAATGCAACTCCTATAGATATTTTCAAAGAAATAACTACAAGTAAAGTAAGATGGGAAACTGATAACGATGGTCATGTAAGAATGTACGAAATAGAATTAATGGGGCATGAATTTATAGAAACTCCAATAATAAATGAGGAAGTACCAGTAGTAAGTGAAAACGAGGTATTATCACCACAATTATTCAATTTAGTTAAAAGTATAGTTCAAATTGTTAATTCTATAGATAGTACACAAAAACAAAACTTAATAAATGCATGGAATGAACTAGTAAAAGCAATAGATACAATAAAATAAATAATATATATGATTAGGATGGAATTAATTTTCCATCCTAATTTTTATAATAAATATTATATTAAAAATTATTTAAATTAATGCATTGACAAATGGATAAATTTAGTTTATACTTTTAAGTGTAGGGTAAATAAATCATATAAACACATATTTTAAAGGAGGGATTTAAATGTCAAGTAATACAAATCAAGAATTAAACAATAAGAAGTTGAAAGTAAAAGCAATTCATGAAGTATCAAATTTTGATGCAGAGGATAATAATCTGGACAATATCAAAATTACTAATGTAAAACTTTTAAGATTTCTAGAGTTTTATAGGGTAGCTAAAGCGAGAATGTATCTTTATTTTGGACTAATGTATGGAGGATTAATAGCTAGTTGTTGGTATTCTGTTGTATTAGCTTTAACAATTACAACTACGTTTAGTGAAAAGGTTATGGCTGTAATTACTGCACTTGTGTTACAAATTAGTACAATGGTTTTTTTAGAAAATAAAAGATATATAATGGCTACATGTTTGTTTATACTTAGTATTTTTTGCACTTTAAGTTTCCAATATAATATGGTTAACAACATAATTGAAGCTTCCACTGTAAAAACTGAAACAAATACAAATACCATTAAAGAGGAGTCTATAAGAAGAATTGACGATAGTAGTTCTCAGGTAAATACTATAACAGCAAATGAATTAGCAAGTTTAAATAGTAGTAAAATTACTTATAATGCTCAACTAAAGAAACTAATGGATGACTCATTGAATATTGATTCTAGTAAAGGTGCTTGGTGGGTAACTTTAGAAACAAAAAGAATTAATAAAGATATCAATGACCTTAATACTAAAATAAATGAAGCTGATTTAAGGATAGCTGAACTAAATAATATTTCATTAAATAGTATTTCTAATAAAGAGGTTAAAGTTTCTGAAATATCAGATATTACAAATAATAATGCATCTAACATTACATCTGAGGTAGAATTAAGATTACCAAATAGAGGATTTATAGGAATATCAAAAAACATTGCATCAATGAAAGGATATAAACTTGCTTCTGTAATATTAGTAATACAAATAGTTTATGCAGTATTTTTAGACTTAGTTCCAATTATCATGTTATTAACTATTTTAAAGAGAAAACGTAAATTGAAATCTATAAGTGAAAAAGGTAATCCTATTGCATGAATTGCTGTAGTAGTAATTATAATATTTAGTGTTATTTTAATATTAAAATTATTTAATCATCCAAATAATATTAGTACAGATATTAAATCTAATGTAGCTAACGTTGGAGGTAATGTAGAAGGTACTATGAGGATGTCTATACAATGGAATGATAATTTAGAAGATTTAAATGATTATGATTTACATTGCATAGAGCCTGACGGAAACTTGATATATTTTGATTTTAAAAATAGTAATACTACTGGTTATCTAGATATAGATGTTCTAAGACCCGAAGGGGTTGCAGTAGAAAACATTACATGGACATCTAAAGATAAAATGAAATATGGGATTTATCAAATTTTAGTACATAATTATAAAGATAGGAATGGTGTATCAGGTTTTAAATCTGAAATAGAAATAAATAATAAGATTCACTCTTTTGCTAGAGTATCTAATTTAAAAGTTAAAGAGAGAATTTTAATAGCAAAAGTATTATATAATAAAGATGGGTTTAAATTGTTAGATACTAAACAAATTATTGATAAATTAGATTTACCAAGACTAGGAATAGATACAGAATAATATTTAAAAAATTTAATGGGTGATTTGATTGAATGTGATTAAAAAATATTGCATCGAATGGTTTAAAGGTTATATAGGTAGTACACGTAGAAGGAATGAAAATTTAATATTTGATGATGAATCAGAAATGTTAAAAAAACTTGCTGAATTAAAGTCTGCATTTAAAGTTACAGATATAAAAGTTACAGTCATAGAATTTACAGAAACAATCAGAAAAAAATATGAAATATAAATAATAAATTTAAAAGTCAATTTAAATATTGACTTTTAAATTTAAATATGATAATATTAATATGAGTTAAAAAATCAATTTAATGAGGAGGTTTATAATATTATATACTATATTATTGGGAATATGTGCAATTAGCTCAACTGGAACTCTGATTATGGGAATGGATAATAATTTTTTTAGAATAATATGGGGCTCTAGTGGGGTAATTTTATTAGTTTTACATGCTATTAAAAAAAGTGAGGAAATAAATGAAAAAAGAAATAAATTAATTAGAAGGAGAATAATATGAAGAGAGTAAAATTAAAAACAAGTTACACTAGCAATTATTTAAGGCATAATATAAGTTATAATATATGGGGTGAATCAGATAATACATATGCATTGATGGATAAAGATGGTAGTATAATGTGGCATAATAAAGGAATATTTGATATAGTAGATGATATTAGTATTAATAATGAGCTTGATGAATTAGAAAAGGAAAATATTAGATTACGAGCAGAAATAGAAAACTTTAAAAACAAAAAATCTATATGTGTTAAAAAAATTAGATGTAATGAATGTGCAGGAATTGTTTTATCTGTTTATAAAACTATATATAACACATATGTATGTGAAAATTGTATAAAGAAATTTAATATTATATCAGATTAACATTAACTAAAATATTCAGTAATCTTAATGGTTATAAAAGCAATATTTAAAATATAAAATTGAATTAATGGAGGAATAAAGATGCATTATGAATTATATCATAATAAAGAAACTTTAGAATTAACTATTAAGCCAAGTAAGAATAAATTAGCTATTGGATATAAAGAAGTGAAACCAAATATATTTTATTATAATGATTGTTTCTTTGTATCAACAGATAGAGATATATTGAAACAATTTGCGAATGAATTAAAAAATGAGTGGCTAATCGAAGTTATAGATAGACTTGATAAATTAGAAAAATTAAGGGTAAAGATTAAATATCAAAAATAAACATTATGAAATGAGGAAACTATGAATATAAGCTATAGGAAAAATATTGATAATAGTGTTGTATTAGGGTTAAATATTAAAGATAATGATGATAATAAAGAATTTATTCCTGCTATTGAAGCTAAAGAGGCTATAGTTAATATAGAAAGTGATATTGCAGATATATTATATAAATTAAAAGATATTAAAGGGTTAGCTTTAATTGATGATATAAAAAAAGATTTAGAAGAATTGTATGATAAATTATATTAATAATGGAGGGAATTATGTGTCTATGTGATAAAGTTTTAATTGAAAAAACATTTGATATATCAAATAGTTATATAACTACTGAAATCAAAATGCAGGTTTTATTTGACAGAGGTTATATCAGATTAGTAGATGAAGATGATAAATGTTGTTTAGAACATGGTGAGAAATTTAAAGTTAATTTTTGCCCTATATGTGGTGTGAAGGTGGAATAATAGTAAAACTAAGGAGGTAAATATGAAAAATATAAGTAAAGATTATGTGATTATAGATGTTGGCAATTATCAATTATGTGGAATAGGTGTGGCAAAAGGTTTTATTGTCCCATTAAATGCTATTATGAAAGATATATTAGTCAAATCTAAAATAAAGACATTTCTCATATTAAAACATGCTCTATTAGTAGATTTAGATTTTATTAATTTTATAATGAATAGAAATAATGTGATTGATTTTAATATTAATTGTAATCATATCATCCATGATATAACTACAGGAGAAGAATCTATCTTAGAAAGAACAATGAAAGCTACTTTAATTAATATGCGTATAAGTTGTGAATTAAGTTGTTGTAATAAATATGATTTGGTATTTGAAATACATAGTATTGATGATAAGAACAACATTAAATAAAAATTTGACTTCATCATAATAAATTTAAAGGAGGATATTAATTTGAAAAGCAGTATATTTCTACCTAAAAGAATTAAAGTAGGGTTTCAAAAACGTTCTGATACATATACCAAGAAATTAGCATACATTACATATTTTGATGAAAAAAATAAATTACGTAAAGAAACATCTTGGAATGGTTGGAGAGATGAAGAAATTGAACCAAAAGAATTTATTAATGAACCTACATCTGGATTTGTACTTAATAAGAAAGCAGGAGGATATAATACAGGATGGAATCATAGGCAAACATATGTTAGAGTATATGACCCTAGGGATTTTGAGTTTGAAATAAATATTGAGAATTTATTATATATATTAGAAAATACAAGCTCAATAAAAGGGAAAGGTTTAGAAGGTGAATTTGTTTATGGATGGGATGGTAAAGATTTAATTCTAATACCAGTTGACTCTCAAGACTATAAAGAAATTCAAGAATATAATACCATTGTGCATAATAATGAATACATTAAGGCAAAAGATTTAAATTTAGGATATACTTATTTAAATAAAAATAATGAGAAATGGGTTTATATGGGTAGATTTGATTATTGGGAATATGGTGATATGAATTGGAATACAGGTGCTTATAATAAAATAGAACAAAAAGGTAAAAGACATTTCTTTGCAAGAAAATATAAAAGTAGTTATAGTGATAATATTAAAATAGAAATTGATTGTTTAAATTCACTATCTAAAAAATTCATAGGAATTGATACATCAGAATGTTGTGAAGATTATGCTGAGTTATTTGAGCTAATGGAAGGTAAAAAGCAATATTCACCAATTGACTATAGTAAAAATGAAATAATTAATTATACTTATGATGATTTTTTAGCACACATAGCAGATAGAAGTTGGACTTATATATTTAATAAAGACGAGGATAAATACGAAGTGTGTAGATATTGGGCAATTGAAAATAAAAAATATTACTTAAAAGATTGTAATAATAAACGAGATGTTTTTGGGATAAAAGTTTTAGAAAACACAACTTTAGAAGAAATATTTGAATATGTAAAACCTATTTATAAAAATGTATATTTACAAAATAATAAATTATATGAGAGGATGTATTAATATGACAAATAAAAACGATGAAAGAATATTAGAAATGAGAAAGCAAATTGCAGAAAAGAAAGAAAAAATTGGTAAGTTGAAGAGGTTTATACCTATTACAAATTGTATATTGCCATTAAAGGAACAAGTATCAAATATTAATGTATTGAGTAAGAGAGATTTAATTGAACATTTAGTTATACTTAATGTGTATAAAAAGTCAGCAGAAGAATTAGGAGTTTTAAATGATTTGAATTATAACGGGTACAATATTATTGATTGGATTGATGATATAAATAATAAACTAGAAGTGTTATTTAATAAGGAAGAAGAAAATAAGTTAAAAGCTATGGAAAGTAAATTAGAAAAGTTGCTATCTGAGGAAAAGAAAACCGAATTAGAGATTGATGAAATTGCTGATTTATTGAAGTAGTGGATAGTAAATAATAAATTGAATAATATTGTTGACAATGAATTGAGTATGTGTTATTATTAATATGATGTTAAATTTAGGTGAGAGGTTAAAATACTTTTCACCTAAAAATATTAAATAGTGGTCAAATAAATTATAAAAAGGAGAATGAATATGGCAGACAGATATGAATTTATGAGTATTATTTCTGATATATTTGAAAAGTGTAAGACCGAAGAAGAAATATCACAGAGAACAATTATGATGATTAGAGATATCCAACAACAATGTGAATTAAGTAAAGGATATTTAAAAACAGGAATATTAAATGTCGAGGTAAATAATAGTGAAAATAAAGATTTAAAATATTATTTCAAAAAAATACAAGAGTTGTAAATAAAAAAAAATTTTTAAATTGAGGTAAATTATGAATATTTTAGATGAATTTGCTAAAAAAATAGAGTACATTGTTATCATTGATAAGCGTAATAATTTAATACTAGAATGCAATGGTCATAGTATTAATCTAATAAATAGTGATATACCATTTTTAAAGTTTAAGAGTATACAAGAAGCAGAAAAAGGTATAGAAGATGTGTGTGATGCAGAAGAGTTAAATATAGATAATTATAAAGTCGGTAGAATTATTGTTGGTTATTATATAGTTAAGGAATAACTTATAAGGAGGAAACATGAATAAATGTCCAATTAAATATGATTATAACAACTGTTCATCAAAAGAATATGGGAATCATCCATGCGAGACATGTTGCCATTATGATAAAGAAAGGGTTGAAGAATATAGAAAGAGTGAAGCTACTAAAGAAAAAACTTATAGCAGTAGTGATACTTTAATTAAATTTTTTACAACTGGTACTTTTTAAAATTGTTATTTATCAAGGGTAGCAAAGATTATAATAGTAAGATAAAAGGTTTCTTTTATCGTGAAAAGGAGGAATAATTTATGAGTAAATTAATAATCTCAAGTGTAACAGATTTGAAAGGGGAAAATAGAGTAGATGATTTCTATCCTTCCTTAATTGGTAGGGTTGGTGAATTAGAATGCAATTTAGAAATAGGTGGTCGAATGGTTTTTAATTGTGAAAATGGAAAAGTATTGACAACGAGTATAATAAAAGAAATTGATGAAGATGATTATGGTGTCCGAGTAATTACACAAAATACTATTTATGTCATGGATGATATTTTTGAATAATTAAATAAAGAATAAAAACAAATAGGAGAATATATAGTATGTGGAAATATAAAGTAGAAATTGTAAACCAAGAATCAGAGGAATATGATTTTCTTTACTATAAATCAAGAAGTCTAAATTTTAATATTCGAACTCTTATAAAACAAAACAATAATTCAGATGATAATAATTTCATTTTGTATTCAGATAATAGTTTATCGTGGTGTGGGTTAAGGGGATATTTTAAATACAATAATGCGATTGATTTATTAAAAGATATTAGAAGTATTAGCATAACGAAAAGATAAAAAAATAAAATAAGGAGGAGTCATGAGAAAAACTATAAAAGTAGAAATACCTGAATTTTTTAAAATCCAAAACACCGTAGTACTTGATGAAGAGTTTCTATTAAAAATATGTAAAGATTCATGCAATAAACCAATAATGAATCAAGGTAAACCTATAGGTATAATTCAAAAAAGTATTATTAATGATACTAAAGATGGAGTAATCCATTATGGCATAATTTGGTTAGATGTTTTTTCTGAATTTATGGTGAACTCAGGAAAAGGATTCACATTCGCTGGGGTCAATGTAGAATTAGAAGAAAAATAAAAGTTTTTAAAATTTAAAAATAAAATTGTTATTTATAATAATAAATAATAAAGGAGAAATAATTAATGTGTAAAAAAGATTATGCATTACCACAAGATATAAAAGATTTGTTTAAAGAAAGTTATGCGTTTAGAATATCAGCTGAAAGATTTAAAGACAGTTTATTTGGTAGCTATAAGAAAACAATAAAAGCACTCAAACAATCAATTAATATAGAAAGAAAAGCGTGGGATATGATTTACAATTTATATCCTGAATTAAAAGGAAAGAACCTCTCATATAATTATATACCTCAAACTCTTGTCATTAAAGGAGAATAGTCTATGAAATTTATTGCATATTTTATAATTTATTATATGGTTTATCAATCTATAACTTTTATATGGCAATTTATAGAATTAATTATCGATAAAACTATCACAGAACGTAAAGTTGATACAATTATGGCAATTTTAATCTCAAATGGAATAACTATGATAATTGTGTATTATGAAAAATTATTAAATAAATAATATAAGGAGGATATAACATGAATCTATTAAAAATTGTGATTTCAATTATAGTATTAAGTTATATAATAAGTTATTTTATGACTAGATTTGCAATTTTAAAATCTGAATCATATAGTGATACAAAAATATTACATATTTGTTTTTTCATACCATTTGTTAATATTATAACCCCATTATTTTTCCTAATCATATGTCTTAGTGAAATTGATGCTAATAAATTTTTTAAAATTAAAAAATAAAAAATAAATAAAAAAGTTAAGTATAAAACTTGACTTTTTTATTTTTATAGGTTATTATAGTATTAAGATTAAAAAAATAAAAAAAAGGATGTGTCTTATGAGAAATATTATTATTTGTAGATTTGAAAATGAAAATGATTTGAATGAGTTTTCCAAACGGAATAATATTATGCTAAACTCGAGTATGACAGAATTTAATATCCATACCCATGAGTTTAAAGAAAAAAAAAGGACTTTAAATAAAAAGGTATCAAAAGAACAATGGCAAAAAGAATGGTTTAATATGCCAGAATATATCTCTAACAAACAAGAACCGTATGCTAAAATTAATTTTATATTTAACTCAGAAGATTTACAGTTAGCTCAAGAAATATTTGACCAAAACATATCTGAAAAGACAACTAGTGTTTGGTATCCTAAACTTATAGCAGGTAAACATTCTTCATTAAGAGTTCTTGGAAATTATAATGAAAATAGATATCCGATATATATAGTTAGTAAAGGTAGGAGTAATAAGTGTTACACATCTAGATACTTATCACAAATGGAAGTTAAACATTTTGTAGTTGTAGAACCATCTGATTTTAATAAGTATCAAGAGAATGTGCAAAATAAATATGCCACAATTCTAGAGCTTGATATGAAATATAAAGATGATTATGATACTTTTGATGATTTAGGTAATTCAAAGTCATGCGGTCCAGGAGCTGCTAGAAATTTTTGTTGGGAGCATTCAATACTTAATGGACATGAATGGCATTGGGTATTTGATGATAATGCGTTAGAAGGATTCCATTATATGAATAATAATATGAAACAAAAATGTAGAACAGGAGCTATATTCTCTGCATGTGAAGATTTTGTGGATAGGTATGAAAATTTAGCAATAGCAGGATTAAACTATTCTATGTTTTGTAAAATGTCTGACAAAACACCTGCATTCGTTTTAAATACACGAATATATTCTTTTTTATTGATAAGAAATGATATCCCTTATAGATGGAGAGGTAGGTATAATGAAGATACTGATTTAAGTATTAGAGCATTAAAAGATGGATGGTGTACAGTCCAATTCAATGCTTTTCTAGCGGGTAAATGCACTACTCAAAAAATAGAAGGAGGTAATACAGAAGAATTTTATTCTCATGAAGGAACTTATCCTAAATCAAAGATGTTAGAAGATATGCATCCTGATGTTGCTAAAGTTGTTTGGAAATTTAATAGATGGCATCATCAAGTCAACTATCAAGTATTTAAACAACAACTTATATTAAAAGATGGCATTGTACGTGATTACAAAGTTAACAATTATAATATGTTTGTTATTGATACACAAGAGACTGATACATTTGATAGTAAATCTTATTTATATAATAAATATCATAATGTAATTAAGAAGCATTATGAATTAAATACATAATAAAAATATAAAAATAATGATAGAGCTATAAAGGTATTTATAATAATACCTCTATAGCTTTTAATTTTTTAATAATAAATTCATATTATTATACTTGACCTTTATGGATTTATGTGTTAATATAATATTGTAATAAAAAATAATTTATATAAAATAGGAGGTGCAAAAATACGATGAATAAAAATGATTCTTTAGGGGATAGAATGAAAAAATATGAAGATATAAGCAGAATATTTTTAACAAGAAGAATTCCAGTAATTATAAGAATTGACGGAAAAGCATTCCATACCTTTACTAAAGGGTTTCAAAAACCTTTTGATGAAGTTTTAATTAATACAATGCAAGAAACAGCTAAAGAGCTATGTGAGAGAATACAAGGCTGTAAAATTGCGTATGTCCAATCAGATGAAATCTCTCTTTTATTTACCGATGATGACACGATTACGACTGATGCATGGTTCAATAAAAATATTCAAAAAATGGTAAGCGTATCTGCAAGTATAGCTACTATGGGATTTAACAAATCATTTGGACTAAATGTATGGGATTATCAAAATAAAGGAGTAGATGAAAAATACTCCGAGTTTATAAATCCTGAAATAAAAAAGTTTGCTGATATTTACTATAAGAAAATAGGAACTGCATTGTTTGATAGCAGAGCATTTATTATACCAAAAGAAGAGGTAGCTAACTACTTCATTTGGAGACAACAAGATGCCACAAGAAATTCAATCCAAATGTTAGCACAAGCCAATTTTAGTCACAAACAATTACAAGGATTATCTTGTGATAAATTACAAGATAAATTATTTATAGAAAAAGGGATTAATTTTAATGATGTAGAAACTTATAAAAAACGAGGAAGCTGTATTATTAAAAGAAACTATTATAAAGGTGATACAGTTCGCTCTAAGTGGATTATAGATAAAGAAATACCTGTATTTACGCAAGACAAATTGTACATTGAATGTTTATTATAAAATAAGGAGGAATATGATTATGTGTGAATGTAATCCCAATATTAGGAGTATATGGTGTGAAAAATGTAAACATAAATTCCCACAAATTAATAAAATATCTATAGGAAGAAGATATGAATTATTTAATAAGGATTGTAAAAAATGGGAGATTATTAATTTTAAAGATTTAAGGAAAGATGATTTATTTAGGATATTTGATAATGATGTTAGATATAGTGATGAAAATGGGAATAATGTGTTTATTGCTAAGACAGATACTTATATGTCAGAAGAATTTAAAACATTAGTAATAAGCACATATTATTAAAATGGAGGAGCTAAATGAATAATAATTTTGGAGATATAAAAACCATATTTACAAGTGAAGATTTAAATCATATAAAAAATGCAATGAAAAATATTATTATTGGACAATTTAAAAACGACTTAGAAAGATATGATAGATATTTAGTAAATCCATCAGATATAGAAGATTTAATACAAGAATCTTATATAGAAATAATTGATGAAATTAAAAAAGAAGTAAAAAGTAAAATGAAAAAAAGATTGACTTCTCATATTGAAAAACATTTTAACATAGAATAATTAATAAATTAAGGAGGAGTATTTTATATGGAACTTAAATCATGTAAAAAATGTAATAGTGATAATATCTACACATATTATTATCCTGATGATATTTTAAAAAGTTTTTTACAATGTAAGTCATGTGGATTTATAATAGGAGGCTTGTCATCAAAAGAATCTTTAATAAAACAATGGAATAATATAGATGAAAATAAAATTATGTTTAATGAAGACAATAAAGAAATTCCAAATATTGAATTTAAAATAGATAAAAATTTGTATAATTATAAGGCAAAACTAATTAATATGATAGATGGAGATACACTAGATATTTCAATTGATTTAGGATTTGATATTAGTATAATACAAAGAGTAAGATTAGTAGGGATTGATACACCTGAAACAAGAACCACAAATAAACTAGAAAAAGAAACAGGGTTATATATAAAAAATGTATTATCTGATATATTAAAAAATAGAGAATTATATGTAACCACTATAAAATCTACTGATAAATTTGGTAGATATTTAGCAGATGTATGTTTTATTAGACCTAGTGATAATGAATTAATATCTGTATCTAAAATGTTAATATATAATAAATTTGCTAAATCATATAGTGGTACAACACAAAAATCTGCATGGACAGATGAAGAATTAAATTTTATTTTAAAAAAATAAGGAGATAAATATGATATTTGTTACAGGTGATTTACATGGAGTAATTGATTATGATAAGTTAAATAAATTGAATACAGAAGGATTAACAAAAAAAGATTATCTAATTATATGTGGTGATTTTGGAGGGGTATGGGATAAAGGTAAAAATGATAAATTTATACAATCTTTTTTAAATAAACAACCCTATACAACATTATTTGTAGATGGGAATCATGAACGAATGCCTGAAATAAACAAATATCCAATACATCTTTGGAATGGTGGTAAAATACATAAAATATCAAAATCAATATATCATCTTATGAGAGGTCAAATATTTACCATAGAAAATAAGAAATTTTTTACAATGGGTGGAGCTTATTCAATAGATAGAAAGTATAGAGTAAAAAATGTTAGTTGGTGGGAAGATGAATTACCTAATCAAAAAGAATATGATGAAGCTATACTCAATTTAAATAATAATAATTGGAAAGTTGATTATGTATTAACTCATACAACTACAACAAATTTAATTCATTTATTCGGATTCATTCCACAAGATGAAAAGCTCAATACTTTCTTTGATGATTTAGAAAGTAGATTAAATTATAAACACTGGTATTTTGGTCATTTTCATATGGATAAAAGAATAGATGATAAACATACCGTATTATATGATAGGATTATAGAATTATAATAAATTAAAATAATATACTAAATAGATAACAAATAATAATTATTTTAAAATAACTATTGACATTGTAATTTATTTAGTATATTATTATATTGTAAGGTAAATAAATAAATCCAAAATAAAAACTAAAAACTAAAAAGGAGTGTATTAAAAATGGTTATGAATGAAAAGAAAAACACTGCCATAAGGAATTACTTTGAAAGAATAAATGGAGAAATTATTATTTATCCTAATACAAATCGAGAATATAATATCACTCAGAATTTTGAAGAATGCGAATATTGTCAAAAAGATATTGGTAAATGTAAAGGAAATAAAGCAGGTACATATTGTAATGAATTCAAAATAGTAGAAAATTTTATTTATAGAAAGTAGGTAATATATTGTTAGTTTTTATGTTAGTTTTATGTGTTCTGATTATAATATTTAAAATAATTCAACAAATACATAGCAATATTAGATTTGTAGAATTTGATAACATTAGAAAATTAAATAAATTTACATATCAAGAAATAGAAACAATTATAGAATATTTTAATTATGACCTTTTAAGCAATGGGTTCATACCAAATGAAGAATCAGACAAAGTTCAACGTAAATATTTAACAGGCAAAATTAATTACGAGGAATATATGGTAGAATTATTTATAATATTAACATATGATAAGGAGTGAATAATAACATGAATAGATTAGAAATGGCAAAGGAACTGCTTAATAATAAAAAATTGAAAGCTAAAAATAATAAAGGGGCAGAAGTATATGTTGCTAAAACAGGTGAATCTTATACTATACGTTGGTGTGAAGATAATGAAGTATTAATATTCTTAGAATTAAAAAATGAAACATGGGAAATCATAAAACCAAAACAAAAATTAAAAGAATTTGATATTTCTGAAATTATTTATGTATATTCTAACACCATATTAGATGAAGATGATTGTATTTCTTTAGTTACAAATAAAACTTATAATAGAAATTTTAAGAATATGACATTAGATGAATTACGAGGTAAATGGGTAATAAAAGGTTATTATGAAAAAGAGGATTTATGAAATTATTATGTAGCATAGGAACTATTTTATGGGGAATCATTTTAGTTTCAATATTAGTTAGTTTAACTTTGGGCATTGGTTACTTGGCTTTAAATATATCGTTTATACCAACATTAATAATAAGTGTTGCATTAGTTCTATTATTAATATTCGCATATAGTGTTGGAGATATTAGTATTAAATGGATAAAAAGAAAGATTAAACATTAAAACAAAAAGTATAAACTAAATAAAAATTATTTAAGTTAATGTATTGACAAATGATTGGATTTAGTTTATACTTTAATTATAGAAAACAAACAAGTGATTGGAGAAAATATAAAAAATGATTGGAGAAAATATAATGTTAGATTTGATTTTATTAATTAGTTGTTTTATATGCATAGGAATAGGAACTGTGTTAACCGAAAAAGGTAAAAATAAAAGTGCAATTATATATATGATTATTTGTATGATGGCAATGACAATAGTAGTATATAATACTGTTAAATAATATGCTGAATGGAGAATAAATATGAATGGATGGACGTTTAGTAATAATAAGGATTATTGGGAAAATGTATGCGATGTATATCCTACAAAAATAGATGCTATAAGAGCAGGTAAAGAATATTACATAGATAATGATGCTGATATAAAACATATCTTTATAGGATTTGTAATACATAGAGAACTAAGTGAAAATGCAATAGATGTTGATAGTATATTAGAAGATGTTAATAATCAAGTAAATGATGAAATAGGAGAATGTGAATTAGAAGATTATCTTTTAGATTTACCTGATGAACAAGTTAAAGAATTATCTAATGCTTTAAATTTAGTATTTCATGGATGGATAAAAAAACACAATCTAGAACCAAATTATTATGATATCAAAAATATTGAATGTATTAAATTAGAAAGTAATGGTGTAAAATGATACCTAAATCAATTATAATAACAACAATATCAATATTAAAATTTGATTTGTGTGAATTTATAAAAATAGATAAAATCAGTGACAATAGAATAAAAAATGGATATGAACAATCTAAATATACTAAAATAGTAAAAAATAATATTGAAATATATAATTTATTAATTAAAGAATATGAAAAATATTTAGAAGAAAATTATCAATAATAAAAATAATATAGGTAAAGGAGGACACATGGAAAATATTACAAATAATACAAATACAGAATCCCCAAATAATACTAATAATACTAACACTAACACCAATAATAATAAAAGTAGTCTATCAGGATTATTAACAATAATATTTATAGTATTAAAATTAACTAATAATATTGATTGGTCATGGTGGTGGGTATTAAGCCCAATATGGATATCTACAGGAATAATTATAAGCGTATTCATAATAGTGTTTATAATAGCATTAATTGATTCTATATTGAAAAAATTTATATAAGGGGTGTGTTATATGGGAGCTATATTAACTATGATAGGTATCATACTTAATTTTATTGGATTAAGTAATAATGATTATGATTTGTTAAATATGGGTGTTAATTTAGTTATTGGAGGCATAATCATAAATAGATTAAATAAATCAATAAATAAAAATTAATTGGAGGTTAATTATGCGAGATATAAATCGAATAGACCCAATAATTAAAGAACTAAATACATTTTGGAAATCTAATCAAGATTTAAGATTTGGTCAACTATATTACATAATTGGTAGAGAATTTGATAAATATGCACGAGAGAAAAAAGAAAACTTATTTTATGCAGAAGATGACAAATGGTTAGAATTATTCAAAAGATTAAATGAACAAATGAAAATATTAAATGAAGAGAGGGTAAATATGATTGATAAGCGTACATTAATTGAGGAAAATTTTTATTCATTAAAATCATTAAAAGAAATGGAGGAATTTTTAAATAATCATAATAATGGAGAAAGAGTGAAATGGATGAAGATTGAAACACCTGATAATGTTTATGATTTTTTAAACTCAGAAATTAGAGAACAATTTATAGATTTTATAAAAAATCAAATAACTATTTTAAAAAATAAACTAGAATTAGAAGGTGAGTAATAGTAAATGAATATATATTTTACAATTATGATTACTATATTAATATTAACTCAAATTATTAGATTAATACAAAACGCTGTGCAATTAAAATATTTAGCTAATAAAAAACAAAATGATGAGGTAGTAAAAGCATGGAATAAATTAGAAAAAGCAATTGATAGATTGAATGAAAATAATAAATAAAAGGAGTGGTTAATTTTGAAACAAATAAATGCTACAAGTGTAATTTCAAGTATAGATATTAAAGAATTTCAAAGCAAATTAAACACCGACATTGTAGAACTTCAAAAGAAAGGATGTGATGTAGAAATTCAATATTCAACATCATCATCATCAGGATATGTTGTATCAACAACTTTTTCAGCATTAATAATAGGCAGGAAATAATAAAAAGGAGAAGATAAAATGAGCATAAATTTAATCAAAGAAAGAGAAGAAAAAGTAAAAATATGTCTAAAGAAAAAATTTAAACCTGAAACAAATATAATTGCAAAAGTGAATTTAATTTTAGATGTTTCTGGAAGTATGCATAACAGATATATAAGTGGTAAAATGCAAGATGTTGTAGAACGTATTTATCCGTTAGCAAGTGTGTTTGATGATGATAAAGAATTAGATATGTATATTTTCAATTATAATTATTCAAGATTAGAACCAGTAAAACTTGATAACTATGAAGGATATGTTAAAAGTAAAATTGTAGATACAGGATATGTTAAGGGAGGGACAAGTTATAGTCCTGTAATTGAAGCAATTCTTAATCAACATAAAAATACTACAATACCTGTTTTTAATATTTTTATTACAGACGGAGATAATACAGATAAACATGAAACAGAAATCATACTTAAACAATCATCAAATCAAAAAATATTTTGGCAATTTATAGGTATTGGAAGTGAAGAATTTGATTTCTTAAAGAAATTAGATAACATGAGTGGGAGAATAAATGATAATGCTGATTTTTTCAATGTAAATGATTTATCAAATATGTCAGATGAAGAATTATATAATGATTTGCTAAATGAATTTCCTTCTTTTTTAGAAAATTTTAAAGAAGAAAAAATAAATAATAATGGATTATTGAATAGATTATTTAGAAGATAAAATTTAGATTTTTAAAATATATAATAAACCAAAAATAAAAAGGAGAAAACACAATGCATATTATGAAAATTATTGGAATTACAATATTAATTATAGCTTTATTAATTGGTATTGCGTTTGGAAGTGGATTATTGGATTTAAAATTTTATGAATTCTTTGGAGTTCGTAAAGCAAATATCCAAAGAGAGATATTCAAAGAGAATAAAAGTTATATAGAGGGTATGATTTCAGATTTAAGTAAATATAAGTATGAATATGAAATGGAAACCGATGAAGTTGCAAAAATGGCAATTGCTAATTTAATAAGAGATAAATTTGCTAATTTTGATAGTAGTAATATTGAAAGTTCTGGTTTAAAACAATTTTTAATACAAATAAGAGGATTCTAAGGAGGAATAATAATGAAGAAATTAATTTTATTGGTAATGGTGATTGGAATATTATTTATAGTTGGATGTGATGGCACAACAACAGTTGCAGTTGATTCAGAAGTACAACAAGCACAAACTACAAAGAAAATAATGAACGAAATGAACAATCAAATTGGAATGCCAGATATAAAAGAATTCTATGAGAAAAAAATGGCTAAAGAAATATTTGAATTAAGAGATAATAGTAAATTAATAACTTATGCTTATAGTCAAAATTTAAATGGAAAATTTGTATATATAGGTAGATGTATGGGATTTGGACTCCCCTATTCAACACAGTATACAAATCCTGAAAAAGTAGATTTTGTTGATGGTGGAGAATATGATGCATTAAATCCATATGTTTTACCACAAGCTGACCCAAATGGATTATTTACATCAAATGGTGTTAGTGCAACTTGGCTAATGTTAATTAATGAAGAAACAGGTAAACCTGAAATTATGTATTATGAACCTACAATTGCTGTTCATCAATCAAAACTACCAAGAAGATTAGTTGAGTCTTGGAGCTTGCCATCTGATTATTAAAATAACAATAATATAAAACACCTTCTACTTAATTAAACGTCTTTCAATGACGTATGGTAATTTATTATTTTTTAAAATATAGTAAATAAAAAATAATACTTGACATTATAAGTAGGAGGTGTTAAAATTAATTGTAATACAAAATATATTAATAGGAGTGATAATATGGTTTCAATAAATGGAGTTGAGATAGGATTAGATTGTTTTCCTAATAACGAAAGAATATTTAAAACAGATGAATTACGAAAAGCACTTAATGTAAGAGATAATTATTTTATGATTAATTTTGTATATAGTTATGATGGGGATATTACAAGATTAATTATGGCTACAGAATTTTTAAAAGACACATTCAGCAATCCTAAAATTGATTTAATTATGAGATACATACCGTATTCAAGAATGGATAGAAAAATAGAAGGTTATATGTTTACTTTAAAATATTTTTGTAAATTAATTAATAAATTAGAATTTAATAAAGTTACTGTATTAGACCCTCACTCAAATGTATCTATTGCATTATTAGATAGATGTGTAGAAATAGATTTTAATAGATATATTAAGACAATTTTTGGTATCAAAGATATTGATTATGTTTTTTACCCAGATAATGGTGCTTGTAAAAGGTATAGTGAAATTTTAAAATTACCAAATAACACCAAATATTTCTATGGTAATAAAAAACGTGATTTACAAACAGGAGATATTATTGAATATGAATTAGTAGATGTACCAGAAGATATTAAAGGTAAAAATGTATTGATTATTGATGATTTATGCTCAAAAGGATTTACATTTTATAAGTCAGCAGAGAAATTAAAAGAACAAGGTGTTAATGATGTATATTTGTACGTTTCACATTGTGAAAATTCAATATATCAAGGGGAGTTATTAAAAACTGATTTAATATCTCAAATATTTACTACAGATAGCATATTGAATAATTGGGAACATAAAAAATTAATAAAATTAGATTAGAGGTATTTAATGGATTATTATTTAAACGAATTAAATCAAGTAAATAGACTTGTAAAAGAATGGGAAAAATATGGTAAAATTATAATAGCTTATGATTTTGATGATACAGTATATGATTTTCATAAACAAGGTCGTAAATATGAAGACATCATAGCATTATTAAAAAGATGCGATAATATTGGTGCTCATTTTATAGTTTTTACATGTTGTGGAGAAGATGAATACATGAAAATTAAAGATTATTTATATGACAATAAAATACCATTTGATAGAATTAACGAAAATATGGATTTTGTAAAATTTACAGGTAAAAAAGTTTATTACAATATACTATTAGATGATAGAGCAGGTTTAAAATCAGCTTATAGTGTTCTATTGGACGCAGTTAAAATAATGGAAGATAAATTATAAATTATAGGAGGAATATTATGTCAAAAACAATTTATCCAGCAACATTACTATGCGATTTTTATAAGGTTTCTCATTTGAAACAATATCCTGAAGGTACAGAATATGTATATTCAAATTGGACTCCTAGAGGTAGTAGAGTTAAAGGAGTAGATAAAGTAGTAGCATTTGGATTTCAAGCATTTATCAAACAATATCTTATTGAGTATTTTAATGAACATTTTTTTAATAGAGATATAAATGAAGTAGTTAAAGAATATAATAGAGTAATTAAATACGCATTAGGGGTTAATGAGCCAGATGCATCTCATATTATATCATTACATAAATTAGGATATTTACCTATAAAAATTAAAGCAATAGAAGAAGGTACATTAGTTCCGTTAAGAGTACCCATGTTGACTATTGAAAATACAATACCTGAATTTTTTTGGGTAACTAATTATCTTGAAACAATTATGTCTTGTCAGTTATGGATTCCTAGTACATCAGCTACACTTGCGTTACAATATAAGAAGATTTTGGATAAATATGCAATAGAAACTATTGGAGATACAGGATTTGTACCATTCCAAGGTCATGATTTTAGCATGAGAGGTATGGGTTCACTAGAATCAGCATCAAGTAGTGGAGCAGGTCATTTATTGTCTTTTGTAGGGTCTGATACAATCCCTGCAATATCATTTTTAGAAGAATATTATAATGCTAATATTGAGAATGAATTGGTTGCTTGTAGTGTTCCAGCAAGTGAACATTCAGTTATGTGTGCATATGGAGAAAATGAATTTGAGTCATATAAAAGATTAATAACAGAAGTTCACCCAAATGGCATTGTATCAATTGTAAGTGATACATGGGATTTATGGAAAGTATTGACTGATGTAATAAGCAAATTAAAAAATAAAATATTACAAAGAGATGGGAAAGTTGTTATTCGTCCTGATAGTGGAATTCCAGAAGATATTATTTGTGGAACTGCTAAAATAGTAGATATGGAAACTGATACATATGTAAAGACATTAGATGATGCTAAAAGATATATGAAATCGATTTTAGAACAAGAAGTTAGTGATGAAACTCCACATGGGGAACATGGATATACTGAGAATACTGGTATTTTTAAGTTTAATGATAAATATTATAGATTAAAAATAGATATTGAATATAATAGACATGATAAACAATATTATTATATTGATGGAGTATCTATTGCATCATGTGAAGAAACAACTTTGACCCTTGAAGAAAAAGGTGTAATAGAAATTCTTTGGGATATATTTGGTGGAACAATATCAGAAAAAGGGTATAAGGTATTAGATTCACATATAGGAGCTATATATGGTGATGCTATAACTTTAGAAAGATGTGAAATAATATGTAGTAGATTAAAAGAAAAAGGATTTGCATCTACAAATATGGTGTTTGGAATAGGTAGTTTTACATACCAATATAATACCCGTGATACATTTGGGTATGCTTTAAAATCAACACATGTAGTTATTAATGGGGAAGAACGCAATATATACAAAGACCCAGTGACTGATACAGATAAACTTAAAAAGTCTTTAACAGGTAGAGTAGCTGTTGTTAGAAATAAAAAAGGAGATTTAGTAGCTATTGATAACTTAACAATAGAAGAATCAAATAGTAAATCAGATAATGTCTTGACAGATGTATTTATAGATGGTAAAATTATAAGAGAAATAAATTTATCTGAAATTAGAAAAAATCTAGGGAAATAATATAATATACAATTAATAAAGGGTGAGGGTAAATCCCTTACCTTTTATTTTTATAATAATGAAATTATAATATAAAATTAAATTCTAAAGGAGGAAATTTAATTGAATAACAATAACAATTTAAATTTTGAAAATAAAAATGGGAAATGGGAATTTAATGAAAATGTAGCTATATTATTTGAAGATATGTTAATTCGTTCTATTCCACAGTATACTGAAATGAGAAATCTTATATTTAAATTAGGATGTAGTTCATTAAAAAAAAATAATAATAAATCTATATTAGATTTGGGATGTTCAAATGGTCTATCATTAGAGAGATTCGTAAAAGAATTTGGGAAAAATGCAAGATATACTGGCATAGATATAAGTGAGCCAATGATAAAAAAAGCATTAGAAAGACTTAATAAGTATGATTATCTAAATTCAATAAAAATATTGAATTTAGATTTAAGAACAGATTTCCCAAAAGATAATTATCAATTAATAACATCTATATTGACTTTACAATTTACACCTATTGAATATAGACAAAAAATAATACAAAATATATATAATTCGATGTTTGAAGGTGGCATGTTTTTATTTGTTGAAAAAGTGTTAGGAGATTGTGATGAATTAAACGAATTAATGATAAGTGAATATTATGAATTTAAAAAATCAAATGGGTATTCACAAGAAGAAATATATAGGAAAAAATTATCTTTAGAAGGGGTTTTAGTTCCAGTTACATCTAATTGGAATATCGACCTACTAAAACAATCAGGTTTTAAAAAGATTGATATTTTTTGGAGATGGATGAATTTTGTTGGATATATGGCTATAAAATAAATAAAAAGAGGTGATTTATTTGTTAAAAGTTTTTACAGCTTTTACAGGTGTAGGAAGTCAAGAAATGGCACTTAGAAATATTGGAATTGATTTTGAAATTGTTGGAATAAGTGAAGTTGATAAAAATGCATTAATAGGATATGATGCTATACATAATAATAAAGAAGAATATATTGCAATACCATCTAAAGAAGAAATGTTGAATGAAATAAAATCTAAAAATATTGCATATAACTTTTCTACTAGTAAATCAGAAATACCTAGGAGTGAAAAAGAATTAATTAAATTATATTTAGCACATAAAAGAAGTAAAAATTATGGGGATATAAGATTAATTAATGAAAAAGAATTACCATGTTTTGATTTATTTACATACTCTTATCCTTGTAAATCAATTTCAGTAGCAGGTAAACAAGCAGGATTAGAAAAAAATAGTGGCACTCAATCATCATTATTATGGGAATGTGAAAGAATAATAACTCAAAAGAAACCAAAGTATTTAATGATGGAGAATGTTAAGAACTTAGTAGGGAAAAGACATATTGAACATTTTAAAGAATGGATAAAAGTTTTAGATGATTTAGGTTATGATTCTTATTGGAAAGTTTTAAATGGTAAAAATTTTGGAGTACCACAAAACAGAGAAAGAGTAATCATGATTAGTATATTAAAACCTCATGATATTGATTTTAAAATGCCAATAAGTAAAAATATAGATATAAACTTACAAGATATATTAGAATTAAATGTAGATAATAAATATTATATATCAAAACATAGATATGAACATATAACAGAAAATTTACCACATCAAGATATTAGTTATTGCATTGATGCTAATTATCATAAAGGAACTAGTGTAGATAATTTTATTATAAAAAGGAGAAGACAATTAATACAAGTTGGAAATTTAGATAATAAAATACATAGTAATACAAGAATATACAGCAATAAAGGTATTGCACCTACATTAAACTCTATGAATGGAGGGAATAGACAGCCAAAAATATTATGTGATTTTAAAGTCAGAAAATTAACTCCATTAGAGTGTTGGAGGTTAATGGGATATACAGATGAAGATTTTTACAAAGCAAAAAATGCAGGATTAGCTGATAGTAAATTATATGAAAGAGCAGGTAGAGGTATAGTAGTCCCTATGCTTGAAGAAATATTTAAAACCTTATTTTACCATAATAATAATTAAATAAAGGAGGAATACAATATGTTTACAATAAAATGTCAATGTGGATATGAATTTGAATTTAAATCAGAACCAAATGAAAAGTTTGATAATGATGACGGATTTTATATTAGTACAAATGGTAGTAAAATAAGATTTTGGCAAGTACATGATAAAGTAGGTGTATGGTGTGATAAATGTAATAAAGGACTTTGGACATTTACTTAATAAATAAAATATTAGGAGGAATAAAAAATGATAATCAAAGAATATCAATGTGTTAAATCTAGTGGTGAACTTCATCAAGAAAGAGAAATTGAATGTACAGATTGGGAAACTTATATAAATGAATATATATTTTATTCAAATTCAAATTCTAATATTAATAGGACTTTTAGTAAAAAAGCGTGGATTAAAATGATAACTACTTCAAATTATCATATTTATGCAGAATACATAACACCATTAAGCAATGATATAATTTGCCATCACTCAAAAATATTGAAATATTAATATTAACATAAAAGTCAATTTAACCTATTGACTTTTATTTTTTTGTATAGTATAATTAATCTATGGTTAAAAAATAAAATAAAAAATAAGGAGTGTGTTAAGCAATGATAAGTAGAAGACCTAAACAAGATGATTTACTAGAACAGTACAAAAAACTAGTTAACGAAATGGAATTAAGAGGCTTAATGAAAGATAATAAATTGATTAATCCATCATCACAGAATAAAGATGAAAAAGTTAAAGTAATTCATATTCATTGTAATTGTAATAGTCTAAATGAAGCAGATTATGATGCTATTTTATATGATAAAGTTTTTATATTAGATAATGATTTTATAAAAGAATTAACTTCATTATTTAAACAAAAAACTTATAATTTAAATGATGTATTAGATAAAATTTTATCAAGAAAATGGGATAGTAGTTTTAATAATTTATCTATTATAGATTCCTTATCAGATGAACATATTCAATATAATGACATTATTTTTAATCCATCATCTAATGAAATTGATATTACAATTATATTTAATATGTATAATAATGTAAAAGGATTTATTAATATTCAAGAGATAAGCAAGAAACAATATGATTCACATATACAAACATATGTATATACTAAAGGCATGTATAGATAATATATAATAATAAAAATAATAAATATAAAGAAAGGATAAAAAATGAGTAAAATATTTTTTACATCAGATAATCATTTTTATCATACAAACATTATACAATCTTGTAATAGACCATATATTGATAAATATGACATGAATGATTCAATGATAAAAGCATGGAATAAAAAAGTTAAATCAGATGACCAAGTATATATTTTAGGAGATTTTTCTTTTGCAACACCAATATTAACAAATGCTATATTACATAATTTAAATGGTAGGAAATATATGATTTTAGGGAATCATGATTCATGGGCAAAAGATAAAAGCTTACACTCTCATTTTGAGTTTATTAAAGATTATTTTGTATTAAAAACACAATATAATCAAGAAAAAGTAAAATTAATTCTATCACATTTCCCATTTTATGTATGGGACTCAAAACATTATGGAAGTATACATTTATATGGGCATGTACATAATGCAAGACCTGAATTAAATCAATTTCTTGGTAAAGCTTATAATGTAGGAGTAGATGTTAATAATTATGAACCTGTGAGTTTAAATGAAATAATGAGCAAAATTATTTAAATATAGGAGGATATAATGAAAAAACATAAACATGAAGATAAAACTAAGTCTGTTGAATTAATGGGAATGTCACAATTAGAAATGAAAGAATATGGCAAACAATATGTGATAGGATTTAAAAAAATAATTATTTTATCTATAATATTATCTACTGCTAAAATATTTAATATATTAAATTTATCTTGGTTTATTATATTAATACCTTTAGGATGGTATATTGGAATGTCTATATTAGGATTGATAATTGCAATTCCAATATTGATATATCGCAAAATTAATAATGATAAAAATATAACTAATCATAGTAATAGATTTAATCAAAACAATATAAAAAAAACTTTTATCGGTAGAAAAAATAAAAATATTATTTGGATGAAGTTTAAAAATTAAGAATATAAAAGAAAGGAAATATAAAAATGTTTGAAATAAAATCAATAAAACGTAAACATCCTCCTACTGGTTTTAAGTGGGAGGTAATTACAAAAACAGATGAATATGTGATAATAAGATATAAAGATAAGTATTTAGATGTTAGAGTATCTAAATCATATGATGAATTTGTTTTAGGTAATAACAGAGCAATATATAGAAGTGAAATACATATTAATGAACGTAATAATCCTTTTTATGCATTACTCGAAGTATTAAAGATATTAGAAATTGAACTAGATAATAATGTAGATATACAAGAAATATAGTAAAAATAATATATTAAATATAAAAAAGATTGGAGTCAAGATTAATGGCGAGTAAAAGGAAAACTCCTATAAAAATGGGTAAATCAACTCAAACACAAGATTCAGATTTTAAATATACACTTGGGCAAACAGTATTATATCGAAGTGGATTATATACTAAATATAAAAATAAAGAATTTACCATAATCAAACGCACTAAAGAAAAATCATTTTATAATTGGTATACTATACAACATGAAGATGGATACATTATTAATGTTAAAGAAGATTGGATTGTAGATATCAATAGTAATACTACTACTACAAATAATGATACTAATATAAATAACACATCTGATACGGAGGTAATTAATGAAGATTGATAATGTAAAAATATATGGGTTAGAAGAAAGTATAGTGGCAAGTGGATATCCTTTAAGGACAAATACAGATAGTATGACAGATTTAATTAATTCAGAGGATAAGGAGTTATCCAGTAAACATCTAACCAGAGCAATTAATTTAGGTAGTACCCAAGTAGGTTCTGGTCATTCTCAATATCTTATTGGAATAATAGTCCAATTTGATTTAACATTCACACTAAAAGCTTGGATAGAATTAGAACGTTACCACTTTATAGATTTTGTTTCTAGTCAGTCAACAATGCATTGTATAAACAAATTTGATTTAAGAAGCCAATATAACGAATATGTAGATGAAAGAATCATCATTATAATGGAAGAATTAAAAGACAAATATAATGAAACTAAAGATAAAAAAGACTACTTGAGATTATTATATAGTAATCCGTCAGGATTCCAATTAACTGCAAGAATGACAACTAATTATAGTCAATTAAAAACAATATGCCCACAGCGTAAACATCATAAATTACCTGAATGGAGAGAATTTTGTAAATGGGCTTTAACATTACCAATGTTTAAACAATTGACAGGATTGGAGGAATAGTTTATGAATAAACCAAAAATAATACTATTATCAGCTAAAGCACAACATGGGAAAGATGAATTTATTAAAATAGCTATCCCATATATGAATAAAATATATCCAAATTTAAAAGTTAAACGTTTAGCTTATGGAGATTTTGTTAAATATGTATGTCATCAATATTTTGATTGTTCATTTGTGAGAGATGAATATAATCGTACTATGTGGCAAACAGTAGGTACAGAAATTGGAAGAGCTAATAATACAGATATATGGGTAAATATTGCAATAGAATTAGCTAAAGGTATTTTTAGTGATTATGATTATCTACTAATTCCAGATTTTAGATTTAAAAATGAACATACTAAATGGAAACAAAATGGGTTTAAAACATCTACAATAAGAATAAAAAGAAATGATTTTGATAATGGTTTAACTGATATACAAAAAAATCATGCATCTGAAATAGCATTAGATGATTATAGATTTAATTATTTTATTTATAATAATGGAGATTTAGATACATATAAGAGAGCAGTAGAAATTTTTATTGATGATTTTATTCATAAAGATAATCAATAAATAAAATTTAATTAAAAATATAACTAAATGACGTAAAAAAGAGGGTATATGAAAATTTAAACATATACCCTCTTTTTTTGTTTTTTATTGTTATATATTATCCGATTAAAATTAGAAGTAATATAGAAACACATCTTAAAATTTTAATAACCTTAAATCTTACGATATTTTACATTTTATTTTTACATTTTCTGTAATTTTTACTATTTAATTTCTTTTTCTACATTATTACTCAAAACAATATTTTCAGTTTTATTTAAATATTCCATTTTAACTCTTTCAGCGTCAATTGTTGATTCACCCATAATATAAGCTACTAAAACCAATAAAGCTGATACTGTAGCTACAACTTGTTCAATATTCATATTAGGAACTTTAAATGCTATCAATATTGCAGTAATAAATCCAATTAAAGCTGTTGCAAATTTTCTACTTGTTAATTTTTGTTTCCAATTAATTTTACCCATAATAAAATCCTCCCATAACATATATCTATTATTTTTTCAAATCCTCTATTAATTTATCATATATATTAACTGCAACAACAGCTAACATTTCTCTTGTTACTGTTCCTTTAGGATTAAAATTACCTAAATTATCTCCTAACATTAACTCAAGCTCTTTTGCTCTTGCTACTCTACTTAAAGCCCAATCAGATATTTTATCTTTGTCATTATACATATTATTTATCCCTCCTTTTGTTTCTGTATTAGCTATTGGATTAACTTTAACTTCAATTATTGGTGTTACTGTTCCATTTTTCCATGATTTTAAATCTTGCATTAATCTATCCCATGGGAAAGCTTTTTGTGGGTCATTTGGTCTATTTACAGAATCTAATTCATAATGCCCTATAATAAATTCTCTTGTTATAGGAATATTATACTTTTCAATTAATTGTTTGTGTACCCATAATGATGATTGATATTGTGCTTCTGTTAATGGTTCTGTACTTATAACTTCATGTGATATTGATAATAAATATCTATTTGGATTAACTTCTCCATTATCAAAATACAATTTAGAACTTGGCTTTTTTATTCCTCCTTGACTCCATGCAGTATCTTCATCTCTTACAAATTGAATTATATCTCCATTTTTACATATAAAATAATGATATGATGCTTGAGAAGCAGGATTATTGAACCAACTTGTTACTGAACCTCTTAATCCTACAGATATATGATTACATATACCTAATATTTTATATGTTTTACCGTTATAAGTCCTTCCTTTACGAAAATTAATAGGTAAAAATTGTTGTAATACTTTCATACTATCACCTTATTCCTTTCTTTATATTAATAAATAGAAGATGATTTTATTCATCTCCTTTATTATTCTCTGTCATAAAACTATTATTCTCTTTAATTAAACTCTTTAAATTGTTCTCATTTTTTCTTATTCCTGCTAACATCCATAATTCTCCTGTTGTAAATGCAAACCATGCACCTATAATAACAACAGGTTCACTTTGTACTTTGAAAAATATGTATAATACAGCTATTGTAAATGTAGTATTTAATAATACTATTGCAGAAATAACTAATTTAGAAAATACATTTCCTTTTTTTTTAGGTTTTGTTTTTTGTTCCATAAAATCACCCTTTACTTTTATTCTAATTTATCAATTTCGCCTTGTTCAGTTAAATAATCTCTTAACCTATCCATAAGATTAACTATGTGATAAGCTTCATCTCCTGTAGTTGGAACTCTTTTCAAAAACTTTAATAAATCTAATGCTTCTTCGTTCAAAAATCCTATCATTTTATTTGCCCTCCCTTTGATTATTTTGTTGTATATTATTATTTTGAGATAAATATATTTTTTCTAATTTTTCTATTAATATTGTAAAAATTCTAGCTTCTGAACCTTTCAATTCTGTTCTTTCTAAAAATAATAGTAATGCTTTAATTTCTTCATTTGATAAACTCATATTTTTTTTCTCCTTTTATTCTTATTTTTTTATTTATACTAATTAATTCTTGGTAAAATTTGACTCATATTATCTTATTATTA